GTTGTCGAATTCTTGAGGATGCTGGTGAAGGGAATTGAACCCCCGGCCTACGCATTACGAGTGCGACCAAGCAAGTATTTATAAGGTAGTATAAGGGTTTGCAAGACTGAATTATATACGAGAAATGCTGTTTAGATACTTATAAGGGTTTGTAGATATTTAGTAGCCGTTAGAAGTTTGGTTAGAAGAAATGTTAGAAGAAAATGATTGGTCTTGTACCAGTCCGTCCCTTGTAAGAACAAGCTGCAGATCAACAAGGCGGATGCGGGCGACATTAGCGCCGACCGCGTGCTTTAATTAGTGCAACCACAGAGACGACTAGTGCGGCACCAATAATGATATAGGTGATTGTATTCAGCATTTTCACTTCCTCCTTCATGTTGACGGGGAATAGCCCCATATTATACTGCATTCTCTAAATCCCCTAAAGCTTCTTCAAACTCTGAGAATGTATCCCGTAAGCTTTCCAGAGCCTCTTTTGCACGTTCCAGCGCCTCCATTCGCTCGTTGTATTTATCAAGTCGTTCCTGAAGCATTTCTCCTAATTCCTCCATGCCTTCCAAGCGGTCGATCTTTTCCTGCAGAGCATCGGCCGCTTCTTCGTATTGCTCAAATAGCTGCTCAATCTCATCTAATGGGTATGCCACCTTCAGCCCATTGGCTGACTTTACCGCTTTTTCTGTCTCGCTCTTATTCATCGTACCCCTCCGCGTATGCCCGCCGGCTGATTGTATCGTTCAAACCGTTTATGTTATGATTGGGCGGAGAGCAGGGGGCGCAACCCCTGCTCTCCGGGAACCTATTTACGTTTGCCTGCCCGGCGGCGTTTGGTTCCTTTTTCTTTTGTCTCCTTTGTCGCTTTCCTCAGTAGGACTAGTGCTGTTGCCAAATTCACAATGGAGACTGCTAAGTTTGCCCAATCTTTCATAAGCTCTGTTCACCTCCCCTCTACACTTATAATTATACAACGAATATCGTTGAATATCAACTAAAAACGTTGAGCTTATCTGCAAGCTATTGTATAGTTATGGTGAGGTGAGAAGGTATGTTGAGATTAAAAATTCAAGAATTAAGAGAAGCGGAAAAGCTGAGTGTACGCCAATTAAGTGAAGCCACAAGTATTCGATGGAACACATTAAGCGATATGGAGAAGAACACTGCAAAGCATTGGCCTCCGGGGCATTTGGAAACTCTTTTGAAATTTTTTAATCTAACCCATATCTCAGAATTAATTGAATATACAAAGGATGAGGAGGACACCGAATAAAAAGTAATCGGGTAACCGAGAGAAGTAAAGGAAAACAATTCAACCCTAAATACAACAAATTATTGATATTATCTTCCAGTAAAACTCAAGTTCCTTTCAAGTATTAATAGTAAAAAAAGATGCCCTGCAGATCATTACGATCCGCAGGGCATTTTTTTAGTGTACTCCGATCTTACCGACCGATCCTTGAGCAATCCGGCATCTGAAAAGAATGCTGCCCTGCAGATCAATGCATCATCATACTTGTTCTTGAGCTCATCGGTTGCCCGTTCGAGCTCGCGGAAGCAAGGGCGAGACTCAAACATTGTTAATTTGGTACTGACTCTCATTGTTAATATAGTTTTCTACTCTTTTCTATATAGCTATCCAAATATAAAGCCTAAGTTCTCCCCTTGTGTAACCCTTAGAATATACCAAAAAAAGAACACATAATCCCCATTTATTTACGTTTATAGTTATAAAGTCCTTAAATTTAAATTCTTATTATCAAAGTCCTATTTATATCTAAATTTGTTGATTAATAGAATTAATTGTGTTCTAATTATCCCATAACAAGGAAATAAAAACCAAATTACTGGAGGTTATTATGCGAATTTTGAAGCACACTTTTTCTCTATTTTTGACGATTGCAATTATTTTCTCTTCATTTGGATTCTCAGCTTCAGCAGAATCAATTGAACAAACTGGTACTCATTTAGAAATTTTGAATATTAAGACGGACGCTCATTTGGAAAATTTCAATGATAAGACAGACAATGCCAATACAGAAAATGATTCGTTTCAAATTCAAAATTTCAACGCAAATGATATAAAATCTTGTGGTGCAAGCACCTGGGGTACTTATGGTCTCACTCAATTCACTTCACAGTATTCATTTAATAAAACACTATCCTGGGGGTTACAACTTTTACCAGCGGGAATTTTAGCATTTGGACCAACAGTTAAAGTCTCTGCACTGAGTGGAACAGTTACTCTAGCTGGTTCAGGGTTTCCAGTAAGTATTCCTGGAGCAAGTATTTATGCACCTCACAATCAACCTTCGAATTATCTTTTTCACGGAAGCCTTTCAAGATACAATATCTCAGGCGGGGGGAACGCATATCTTGAATCTGGTGACACTCTAAGTATTACATTCAACCTCGATAGCCCTAAAGCTGGTGCATTAGTCACTGTTTCTTGCATAGTTCCATAAATAAATATATAAAACAAAAGAGAGGAGAAGCCTCTCTTTTGTTTTATATAAACTCTTTGGAGTATACTATAATAAATTCCTATAGAAAGGGGATCAAAATGGGCGATAAGCAAAATACTCATTCGGAGTATTTTTTTTTGAAAGATACCACTCACGATGAATCTAAAGAAGTTGATCTTTCAAAAATTAATTGGTTTAAAGAAATGATTACATTTGACACCTTAAGAGAAGCAGAACATTGGGTTTATAACGGTGATGCTTATAATAAGATCGGAACCGAATTTGATGGCTACATGACAGGAGATCCTAAACTAGCCTTTTCTTTAGTTTTTCACTTAGTAAGAGAAAATAGAGAAAATCAACGGTTTTCTAATATCTTCGCAGATGAGCAACTAATTGACGGAAAAACATTATTTATGGTTTGGGTAGAGTAGTTTCTATTTGAAAAGGGAGGTAGCTTAGACGACCTCCTGAAAAAGTAATCCCCTCAAAAAATATTGGATCTCATCATATTTACATAAGGTAAAACCCCGTCAGAATAAATCCGGCGGGCATTTTTTATGAAATGACCTGAATTACATTGTCTATCTTTATCAAATCGCAATCATGCTCCATCTGGAACTTGATCTGTCGTAGTTGTCGATCAACAGCTAGCACAATGCCTCTGATCTCAATGTCATGCCTTGGGTCAAAGAGCGTTATTGTTTCCTGCTCATTATATCGCTAGGAATAAGTAAGGACATGATCAATCAGCTCCCACTCTTGTACATCCAGCACTGGTTTACTACGCAGACTCTGCATACGCTCATCAGTAATAATTCTCTGTTTGTGCTCTGGCAGCATCATTCTACTGCAATCAAATATACTCCCTAATTTCTTTACCATGATGCCTATCCTCCTAGTAATTTGTCCAATAATCTATATGGCCACCATCAACGCCCCATGTAACTGATGTAGATCGCTCCTCAGTTCGTTCCCATCCCTCAATTACAACTACACTCTCTGGTGGTCTCCCAAACTCCCACAGAATGTAGTTATCCTCTGCCAATTCCTGAAGCCCGACCTGGATCTTTTCTGGTTTTCGCCCACTCTTTGTCTCCAGCACCTCTAGCGTAGGCATGTATCCATGATGCACCGAGCAATGCCGCATAATCATCAGCAGCTTGCGGGCCGTATCGCTAAGCATAGCGTCTCTCCTGTATGGGGTGCCATGACAGGATACTGGATTCTAGGAATACTCGGGGCGAGTTGGCGGTCAAGCATGTAGCCCTGATACGACCGTCACAAATACTATGGACCTCGATCTTACGCTGAGTAATCTTGCCGACTTTATCTAAGTAAACAATTTCAACGGTTTGACCAATCTGCATTTGCATGTTGATAACCTCCCAAAAATAAGAACGTTTGTTTGTATTATAACCAAACATGCGTTCGTAAATCAATGTAAAAAAATATCCATCGATCTCTTAAGGTCGACCGAACCTTGCGTAATACTAAACTTACGGTAATCTACTATCTGCTTGAACCTATCAGACATTCTTCCCGTATGTACAAATTTGTAATATTTTCCGACCTAATATCTGATTTAAATCTAAACTTAAAGTTTTAATCTATATATACGTGTTTAAGTGTCACATAATTACACATCAGGAGGATTGAGATGAAGCAAAATGCAACATTGAAGTTTTTATTCCCCGTTCCTAAAGTTTTCTACCCATTTCCTATTCATTTCTTACGAATCGCTGCCCCAGAGCCATCTAGCAAAAGTATCTCCAGAATTCTCAACTCACTTCAAGAAAATAACTATATGACAATTGATGATGTTGTAAATACTTCTCCAGCGGATTTAGTTAAGTCTCGAAACTTTGGTGAAAAGGGCTTAATTGTTTTGTTTATTTTATTGAAAACTATTTCACAGAAACCTGAGTTAGTTTTGAAAACAGAGATTTTAGAACAACCTTTACGAGGTCAGGTTGAACGATTAAAAAGAATGCCCCTAGTTAAGAACCAATTAATTGAGTTAGGCATTGAAATATAAATACAAGAAACCCGCCAGGTAGAAGACTGGCGGGTTATTACTTAAATTTGTCGTTACTAACTGTCGATTATGCTAAAACCATCCTAAATTCAAATTCACTTCTCATATAATAAGAATCAGCAACTTTAACACTAACAGGACTCCATTTCTGAATCGAGCCACCACAATCAACTATACACCCTGCCAGATCACCACGGCGTTCAAGTATATCTACCTGTGACTGTGACAAAGCAGCCGTAAGGAATTCAGAGTCTGTCTTTAGGACCTTGTATACACTACTCAACATGATCACTCCTATGAATAAAATACCTGTCTCTCATTTTCTCTGCTTTATGTATTTCTTAATCAAATAAAACAAAACAAATCCCAGCAACACCAAGCCAAGTATGGTGATCCATAGAATTACTGGATTCCCCACGTAAAAGTAAGTCTCTCTATACTGATAGTTTTCATTATTCATAAGTATATGATTAATTCATTTGGAACATCATGTATATGTACACTGATAAGGAAAATTTTCCTTATCACAAAGAAATACCCCACCATAGCAGCAGGGTAAGTGATTTGAAATTCAGTTTTTTTGTCAACAATTTTTGATAATTTTTTTTAAAGTCAGAGACTCGCAAATATAACCATGACATACTATACTCGTCTATAAAGTTATTTCTTTGATTTATAACTCTTTACTAATGAACTGATGCCTTTAATAATTAAAAATATTAGTATCCCCGAAATAATCACAGTTAATATTAAATTAGTCCAAACTATTTCCAAACTTATTCCTCCGTCTCAGCGTTTAAGTTTTCTAAATTCATGATATCCCATTACCCCTGATAAATAAACGACTTCGTACATATCATTAATATATATAGTTGAACTCTCATAAGTCAAATTATTCATTTTTTCAATATAATCACTAATATATTTTAGCGTTCCCTCTTTATTCTTCAAATTCTTAATCCCATAGAGATCTACCAATATTTCATTTGCTAATCTTGTAGACGAAATATCTCCATTATCGCTACCATTAATTTTTAATTCCATCTGATCCTTGATCGGAAGAAAAAGATAGCTGTGATCGGCGAGTCTTAAAAGATCTAATTTTTCAGTTACAGTTTGCTCATCTACAGGTATACTTAACCACTTTTTAACAAAGTAGGTATAGTAAATAGCTTTAATACTTTTTTGCTCTGAAAGTGTTAAACTCCTCTCAACCATTGTTAAATTACTCTTTATAAGCTCCTTAATAGATGGAGATATTTTCATATTCATTGAATTAATTATAGATAAAAAATTAAAGTGAATCTGCAGTTTATATTGTTGATTAATATTAATCGTGGTTTGATCTGTATTTGGGGTTTGCTTTGATTCATCTTTCAGATGCTTTTCCAAAGAATTAATTATATTTTTTTTAAAGTCTTCGTCTAATTGAATCTCTAACTCTTTTGCAAGAGAGATCGTGTCTTTTTCTTCAATAAGTGCTCTACTAAGATTTTTTTCTTGGGTCATACTCGAAATTTTTGTTAACACTAATATTTTGAGTTTTTCTTTATTTATTTGAATTAAATTTCCGTAAAAGCGATTAATCTCGAAAGTATAGTACGTGGATGAAATATCAATTTGGTTTGTAAGTGTGCTTATAAAGCCAGATACTTGATTATCCTCGAAGTAAGTATCTTTGAGAGTTTCTACGAGTTTATTATTGGGATTTAAAGAATCACAGGCAGATGTAGAGAACATAAACATCAAGGATAAAACAGCTAGTATAATTTTTCTGCTCAAAGCACTCATCCTTCTTCACATAAAGCAGCTATGCCAGAATTTATTTTTCTGGCATAGCTGTTTACGTAGTGAATTTTGTTATTATTGTTTCGTAGCAGTCCCGGTTACATTAAGAGTCCCGCCAGAATAAGTTAAGATACCTTCCGGATACATCATATAAGTTACAACATTTGCGTATGTGAGTTTTGAAATACCTAAGGACGCCGAGCTAGTTCCACTTGCTGTTTGAGTCCAATCAGCAACTTTCCCGACATATGGTGCTTCCGTTGATATTGGACCGTAGGCTACAAATCTATAATTAGCTACTGTCGAATCAACAGACCCGCGAACCTTATTAGCCTGCAAACTTCCATACACATTAATTGATATCAATCCAACATCAACCGTAACACTGCCACCCACTTCGCCTTCCACAGTATTATTGCTATTCCGTTTCATACCATAAATGCTCCAACTATCAGCAGAGGCCACTGAAAATTCAGCTTTACTAGCGGTATTTTCTACCGAATAAGCATTATCAAGAATGAATTTCAGATCTGCTTCAGAGAGCTTATCTCCAACGCTATATGCATCTGCTATCTTCTTGCCTTCAATTTGAATGTTCTCATCATTAGGAGTTAAAGAACTGGCATTTGCTGAAAATGGAAGTACCATTGAAGCACATAAAACAATAGAAGTTAATAATTTAATTCTTTTCATAAAATATTCCTCCTATAAATGATAATAATATACTTACTTTTGGTAGAAGAAGCGAATCCTGCCCTCTAATCATTCCTTATAAGGAAAATATACTAATCACCTCCATAATTTTCTATGTAATAACTTTACAATAATTAAATAATTTATACAAGTTTCATAGATTTATTTCTTGTATATCTTAAGACTTCACATCGCAGAGGGTTTCCAATCGCTTATTTCATCTACACGGTACGAGTGTTCATTATCCACATCGACGATTCCGTTTTGAGCCAAAACCGTAGTAAGAACGGCGATCACCGAAGCGAACGCCAGTACATCCGTTAAGTTTTGATTGACCATACTTTACTTGTCCCCTTTTTGTTGTGATGCCAACCCGAGACGATGAAGGATTGTAATAAACCGCGCCTCAGCATATGTTGCTGATCCCGGTGTATCAATAACTGGCTTACCATTGAGGACTGACGGCGTACATGCAAACGCCTGTAAAGCCTCCTTGGACCATACAGGAGGGTTGGTATTCGTCAATTCCAACAGTATAATCCTCAGTTCCTTAATATCTGCAGCCTGCTTAAGAGACTGTTCTTTAAGTACATCTTTGCTATTGGTCAATCCAGATACTACTTTCGCTAGTTCCTTTACTTGTACTTCCAGTTCTGCGATTCTACTCATATTTTCATCTGCCTCCCCTTTTAGTCGATCTATAACAGCCGATGCTTCTGCCATAGCGATCTCTGACGGCTTAGCACCAGCACGTAGTTGTGAGGTTGTCAGCCCAAAAGTCATTTGAAAATGCGGTGCATCCTTAATTGAGACAAAATCACCGCCCCATTCAAAACCAAGAGCTTTAGCCTCCTGAACTACCTCCGTCCAATCAGCTACCTTGTCACCATCACCGTCACGTTTTAAATCCCATGATACCTGTTTCCCATCTGGTAGTAATAATGCGAAGTCGATGGCTAGTCCAAAGTTATGATAACTGGTCCCGCCCTTGGCGTTGGTGACCTTTGGTTTGTCCGGCTGTGCCTTAACGCTCGATAATCCAGCTACATTAAGCTCTGCTTGCGTCCGTCCCTGAGCAAGTAGTCCATTCTGCTCAGCTATTGTCCGCAACCCCTGAGTTATCAAGATAGGAACTCCCCGAGTGTAACAGCGCTCAATTAAAACTGTCGCAGCAGCCATTACTACCGGGTGCAATCCTATCATTCTCGTAGATGATTTACTCTTTACTTGATCCAGCGTGAGAGACATTACTCATCGTCCCCCTTTCTGTTGGCAGCGCGTTTAACCTTCTTATCCAGCTCACTCCCCACCCACTTAAGTACTACATCCAAGACTGGCAATGGGAGTGAATCCCCCCAACCTGCCCGTATTGAGTTTGCTGTCATACTCTGCAAAACGTGGTACAAGGTTCCAATAGATAATGCACCAAATATCGCTCCAGGCAACCCAAACACCATATCAAGCAGATGTCCACCTGCGGGTAGTAGCAACATGAAGAACGTACGAAAGACTCCATCAATTCCATATTTACTGGCATATGTGTTATCCTTTTTGGCGGCTCTAATACCAGATAACCAATCCATGATAATAAAAAATAAAAGTGCAGCCATGATGGTTACGACCGCGTCCGCCTCCCCATATAAAAAATCAAATGTCGGAACAAGTACTGCACCTATCGTTGACGCAGCGATTTGAGATTTAGTCAATGCAATTCCCCCCCAATATAAATAGCCCCCGGGGATCCGAGGGCAAAATAAAAACGCCTACTATGTGGCGCTAGCAATTTAATCTATTCTTTTAGCTCTGCTGCGACATCCTCACGGATAATCTCCGGTACTTGCTCTAACTTCTTAAGTCCTTTACGAATCAAGCTTGCATATACTTTAGGCATTGACTTCTTCACCTCCCACTACAGGTTCTGTAGGTGCTACGGGTTGTCCGGCAAGTACCAGCTCATAAAGCTCTGTGAGTGCCAATTGTGCGTCTGCCGCCTCTTGTTTGGCAGTCTGTAACTCTTCATAATTTTCTGTAAGAGCAAGCTGTGCTTCTTGCAGTTGTGTTTCGGTTTGATCAAGTCTTTCCAAGGTCTCTACAAGTTTCTTATTGGTTTGTTCTAGTTCCTGAACCGTTTTAGCATTTTCTCCCTCTACCATTTCGATTCGTTTAATTAGCACATCTGCCGGCACTTCCCCAGGATAGGTAAACTCCAAATCCTCCGTATCTGGATTAACGCGGTAGCCGTTGCACTCAGCGAACTCTCGCCGAAACTGACCGTATTTAAGCTTAACTACTCCAATGGTATCGCGGACCCGCTCAGCCAGTGCCTTATATGTTGCAAAGTCCTGATCCTCGGTTGTCTCCACTACCAACCTACCTACCTGTTCACCCGTATTTACTACCACGTTTCCTGTTGCTTTTTCAAAGTATATTTTCATGCCAATTTCCATCATAATCCCTCCCAATAAAATATCTAGCGGTTTGTCTACTGTATTGCAATCCATGTATAAGGATAGTATCCGTTTATAACTGGTAGTTTAAAACCCGTACTGTTCACATATACAGGTGATGCCTCCCTGAATATGTTAAGGTCTGGAGTTGATGTTCTTCCACCTAGTGTTGTGATTCTGTAGTTCGCATCCATTCTAGCGTCATACACGATATGGTCTTTGTTTGTGTTGGATGCATTACCATTCTTTATAATGATCACTGTGGGCTTGAAGGTTAGTCCCGAAACGATTAGTGATGCGGCTATAACTGTGCTACCATCAGCCCTTGTGTACGTCTCAAGATCACCAGATTCAATCGTGCCGGAGGCAACTTGTGGTAGTCCAGCAGAATTCAGTTGGGCTACAGTCACTTTTATTTCTCCAGCACCCATCCCGCCTTTTCTATAACCTTCCAGTGGGTAGACAGCTAGATCACCGTTTCCCCATCTCCCCACACCCGAAGCTACATCAACCCCAGCTATAACAGGCATAGTCCCCTGTTTTCCGAACATCGTTCTGTCGCTTCTCCAATTACTAGGATTGGCTAAGTTGTCCTCCCTTACACGAATAGAGGAAGTGGTATTGTAGTACCCCTCCGGTGTATTTAGGTACAAATCATACCCGCTTAATGTTGCGCCCGCCGCATCCTTAGCGACGGAACGATTGTCTGGCATCGTCCCGTTCACCAGTCCGTTTTCTGTTCCTATCGTTTTTCCCGCCAAGACTTCCGCTGCTGTAGCTGTTCCATATTCACCCCCTTCACCCTGTAAGATAAAAGCCGTTCCATCGTATACAACCGTATAGACACCACCAAGAGCCAAAGGCGGGTTATTGCCATTTGGCTTTTTGATAGATTTAGCGCCCAGACCATTTACATTGAGTGTAACCGGACCTGTTGTAGCTGCATGTGCTTTAAAAGATATTCGATCTCCAGCTATAAGAGATGTTATGACACCACCCGCGATACTTGCCGTTAATGCTGGAGCTGTACCTTTAGTTAACCCAGCATAGGTTAAGGTACCGTTTGCGATTTCCCCCATGTTTTTTCCAGCATGTAAATCCGCATCCAGCCCACTACCTACCCCATCCACTGTAAGCAACTTTAATAAAATATCAGCAGCAGTGTATGAAGTCGCTGGCAAAGGGACGAAACCTAACGAAGAACCCATAACAGGCGCAGTGTGGACGCCAACACCAATACCGCCCGCAATAACTACGGGCATAGCAATTTGCACTACGTCCCCCGACGTTGCGAAAATATTCGGTGCGGCATTATTATATCCATTCCCTGAGGGTAATGTTTTTTCGATGTGTACCCATCCATCAGCAGGAGTCAAAGTAATATTAGCGGACAAGGCAACACCATTTTTTCGTAACCTTGCCTCTTTGGTTATGACGGCATTTTTGCCGGACTTGACCCTTATCCAGAAGGACACGGTAAATAATTTATCGACCCCGCCAGCAGGAAAGTTGTTGTTCACAGTCATTAAATATGTTCCCGCAAGGGCTCCCGCAGTAGCTACCCCAGAACCCATTGTAAAAGAGGCTATGTTAAATTCAGTGCCGTACCTCAAATTACCAAGACCCATAGCAGTTGTTAGGCTAGACACATCTTCCGTTAATGCTCCAGAAGCTCCACCGTTAGTAGAGTTATCGTGATAGAACTTACCTCCACTAGCTACACTAGTACCGTTATATGGAGAGAAAAAGGAGTTGTTTGCAAAGTTAGTGGTAGCATAAAGTGATCTAGGGTCTCCATCTATACCGAAAAATCTACCGGAATCCCCAAGCAAGTTTACAACCCCACCGTATGGCAGATTATTCGCACTTACAAATCCATTACTATCTAGTCCCGCATACCCGTTGTTGGCGTTCTTTTTGCCGGAATGCTCTAGCTCGTACCACTCGGAGATGGTCCCGTTATAGATGTTACGTGTGAACACACGCATATTAACACCGGGTGAGTACGACGTGAATGTCTGGTTAAACCCTGCGTGTTTGGTGACCTTCAGGAAAAAGGACTGCCCAGCAACTGCTGCTGGGAGGTTTAACATAGTCGCCGCGCTGGCGTTACTAGGGCAGCAGTACTCTCCTTCTCCTAGAGTGTTCAAGTCCGTAGCGTCAGCAAGCGTGACCGCCTTACGCGCCAAGTACAGAGGAATCTGAGCATCCATAAACTTAGCATCCGAACCCAGCCCAGCGTATCCGCTCGCCACGTTCTTGCGGCTAGCGTTTTCTTCTTCTCTCCACTCACCCCAAACGCTGTTATAGCACTCTCGAATGTAAGTGCGAGGGACAGTGGAGAACGTAGTTGCTCGTTGGAAAAAGATAGAGTCAGGGTTTTGTGAGTGTGCGAATACTTCGATAAAGAACCAAGCACCTGTGTTGTTACCCGGTGCGTTTATAAGAGGGTACCCATCGTACTGACCGTTACGGTTAACTGTGTTCAGGTCTGTACTAGGAGCTAGGCGGATGACCTTACCTGCGTTATCAGTGAGCTTGTACTTCTGGAACTCCTGCCCGGACTGAAGCACGGTGTCGTCGGGAATTGTCTGTACTGCTACAGGTAGTGCAGTAGGTGCTGCGCCGCTGTAAACAGCACTCAGATTCCACGTTGGTGGCGCAGTAGGGCTCGCATGCTTTACAGATACAGCAAAGGCAATAGCAGCCCCTGGCGCATGTCGTGCTTCTATACTTATTTTCCAACGAGAGTTAGTGGCGTCCCAACTAATATCAGATATAGATATGTGCTGATTGATAAGACCCGTTACTTCTGGGTATTGCGTGCTCTGATAGTTTAGGGTAGTAGCAGCAGCAGCAACCACATTAAAACGCTTCGTCATTTTACCAGCTGCGTTCACTGCATTCCAACTAGCCGTCACAGTCACCTCAATGTAGCCTGACAATGCACCAGTTGTAAATAAGTCAATTCTTTGATTAGCTACGCTGTTTGAGAATGAAAATCCAAGAACGCGTTCAGATATTCTACTAGATAACACATTACCATCTGAAACCACCATTCTATTCGCATCTAAAGCTGTAACACCATTAGCCACATTTCTGTCGGTTTTTGGAATGTATTTACCGTCAGCAGTACCTGGCATAGCATTCCAGGCAGTACGTTCTGATGCTGTGATGTGTACTACGGTGTTATCAACGTGGGTCTTAGTTTGCGAGAGTGTTATGTCAGGTGTGTCGAATGGATTAGCTTTGCCTGTAATGGCTTTGAGATACTTGGTAAGCCAGGAAAACCACTGAGTGATAGTGCCCGTCAAGCTATAGGGAGTAGTAATCGAAGGATCAGCTGTACGGTTACCTATCGTTGCATCTGTAGCCGATCCCGCAGCACCAGCTCCAGGAGTGAGCCCGGCCAACTTCGCCTTCTCTGCAGAAGAATAATCCTCTGTTGAAAGTTGTTTGCCTGATACCTTGTCCACTTTGCCTGAGAGTTGATTGGTGACCGTGGCTGCAAAGTTCGGATCATTATTCAGTGCGTCCCCAATTTCTTTAAGTGTATCGAGAGCATCCGGTGCAGCACCGACCACAGCTTGAATACGCTGGTCAGTCTCTGTTTTGCTGTAAGTGGATGATCTATCTGCCTTTGCAAGTAGTGCAGTATCTACATAGGTTTTGGCAGATGATAGAGCAGCATCTGCTTTAGTCTGAGCACTTGCAGGTGTCTCCTTGGCTTTCCATTCCGCTCTTTCAGCAGCCGTTATGTGCTTAACCGCATCTTTTTTATGCGTATCAATATCTGCAGTATTTTGATCCACAAGCTCATTGACGGTCTCAATACCATCCTCAATATGATTCAAGCGTGCCGATGTAATCCTCGTACCCTCCTGGACTAATTCATAAAGCGGGCGCCCTGTCTGTGGATCAGTCTTTTGCTTTCCTGAGGCATCCTTAATCGGCTTGGTCAGATCGGGAATCTCGTCCCTCCATTGCTGCTTGTTATACGCCACCAACATTCGCCTCCAATCTCAAAACTATTTCAAAGGCAATCAAAAACCCCTTATCGTTTTTTGTAACGGTAAGGGGTTGGTCTGCCAGTATATTACCTTCAGCATCCAGCAAGGATGCGCCTAAAAGTTGTTTGCCGATGGCTTGAGTCTCCGTTATATAAATGTACTTTCGAACAGACATACCAGACACTATTGTTTTGTAAATAGGATACGTCGTCTGAACGCCTCCTATATTTACCCGCGCGCTGACGATGTGGCCATTCAAATTCAAAATCAACTTCTCCAGAAGCAACTGCTTAATAACGTCTGCCATTACTCCCCTCCTCCAAACGGAACTTCAAACCCGCAAATCGGGAAGTCCACTCCATGCGAGTAGCCAGTACCTTTTATATTAATAACTTGCGTCGGAACTGCTGAACTAAATACTGCTCGACGAATATGAACCGGATGCACGTATTCAAAATCAGCCTGCAGACCTGCCATGTTAAACGGTTGAACTAAGGAAAATTCAAAGTGGATCTCTTTTGCTAAAAAGTCCTCTGAAACATTTTTCAGCTTTCCATGCTGATTTCCCAGTTCCCGCAATAGAGGTAGCTTAAAAGGTCTATCGCCCCAGCGCTTCCGGCGTATCGCCTCTCTACGCTCATCATCACTTCCCTCTTGAGTCTTCCGGAAGTACATCCATTCCCAGATCCACAACGCCCAGGTCGATCTTCGCAGAATAAACTGATTACTCAGATCGTCTATAGTTTGCAAACGATCGTCCATTTCCTTCTCAAAAACTGAAAAATGACGGTCTGCCATATCGATCTCATACCAATACGGTGGCAGCATTTCGCGGTATCTAAGCGGAATCATAGCAGGATCACTTCCACTCTCAAAACAGACGACAAGGGGAGAACAATATCCTCCTCATCCCCATTGAGGGTCAAACTCTCGTAATCATCCACGCCTGGCAGCAGTAGCAAGGCAGCCACGTAATTGTATATTAGTTTGGAGCGTCCGTTTGCGTAATCCAATACACGTTGCTGAATGGTTGCCGCCAGCACAGTCAGATCTGTACCGCTAGACGTTAGCAAGCGTGTCTCTAAGCGTACATTAAAGACCGGAGCCGGATGTACCAATAAATCATGCCCAGCGATCCGCCGCTCCTCCCACATCCATGCTTTGACCATCTCAGCGAAATCCTCTGTGATGGGCTGTCCATCCAGGTTGGTTAAATAAAGATCGATGGAGTTATCATGGCGTTCTTTTTCACGCGCTATCGCTCCACCAACACCGGCCATCTCCGTGGCCCAGGTTTCATAATCTTTGCGACGTCCGCTCCCAATTTCGGTAGCAGCACGCTCCAACATCCGTAGGCGAAATGTATCGTCACTCTCCCCATCCTTGCGGATAAGACCTGCAGCCCATCCGTGACCATCAAGATACTCGGAATCTGCCCAAATTGGAAACCCTTGAACGAATCCATAAGTCCATAGCATTTGCTGCTCCGCAAGCTCTAACGCAAGTGGATACCAAAGATCATAAAAGTATTCTCCTTCTCCTGTTGGCGGCGGTGGTAGCCCTCGTTCAAGCGCCAAGGCTATGGCACGGTTAACCCAACGTTGATAGATTTCCTCCGGCTCTTCTTCTAGGATAGGCATGTAGGGGAGTGACGGTAAATCACTCAGTTTAATGGTCATACACTAATCGCCTCCTCCAGTTCCACTTGACCCGCTAAGCCAGTTATCAATATTCTAAGATGCATCTCCTGTCCTTCTCGAATCATCGATCGCACCTCAGCACGCACAATCTCGGTATGAGCAGTCAAAGCCTCCTCCATATCTCGTTTGATCTCTACATCCTCCCAAGTAGACCACTCCGATCTCTCCACGCCAACCTCCTCGCCGTATAACACATACCTGAAACGCTCAGTATTCAGAATCTTGAGTGCTGTCTGAACTAGATATTCTTCATAAGTGCTGGTCTTCTTCGGGTAACCATCTTCAGTAAGAACGGCGCGCCGATTACGGTAATCGATTAAGTACGTCCATTTCGTAGCCGATACAACAGATTCAGTAAGTTCGACTTCTCCAATGTCCGATATATCTAACTCAGGAAAAAAACTATCCGCCACTACTGCCCACATCCTTCCCGAGCACATAATACCGCTGGCCTGTCATCCGAGAAACAATAAGCTGATCTCCAACCTTCAGAGGGCTGGGGATCGTTAGGACACCGGTTAACTTTGAAACCTCAAGTTGCTCAACCTCAAAGACTGCATCGATACGGCGTTCCTGCAGATATTCTGCAAAGACCAGTTTATCTGCAAGATAAGGTTCCGGGTCACCTTCTACCTGAATTTTCGGATTACCTGGCCAACTCAATAATGTCGCTCGTTCGGTATCTCGAGAGTCAATATGACCTTTCGTCTTTTCCTTCAACAAATTCAATGCGTCATTTAGCAACGTTATTCCCTCCTTTCCAGTTCAAGCTTCACAGTGTATAACCCATTCTTAAAACTGCTTTCTGCAGACTCTACAATCCACTTGGAGGTATGGTCCGTTTTGATCAACACCATCCATCCAGCCCGAAGCCCTGTCAACGTATGGTCTTCATGCTTTACAGTGATTTTTTTAATCTGCTTCGCCTGCGACAAGGCCTTCAGGCGCTGCGTAGCAATCGTGGCCGGATCCTCATCTTCTTCCACTTCAATGATCTCTTCCATCCTGCCCATGGCTTGAACTGCACCTGCTGCTATTTTGGTAACGGAGGAAGCCAACTTATCGTCCTTATACTTCTGTGCGGTAACAACCGTGTAAGTCTCCTCAATGCTATAACCAGCGGTGCTGGCTTCCATCTGTTCCGGAATGAAGACTGGAATAAGGGTGTTCGTCCCCTCCCGAACTACCTGCAGGTAGAAACTAGTATCCGTCCGGACTACATCTACATGATAACGGTAGCCGCTACGCTCATATGCCTTTTGCAGCACATCCAAGATAACTTCTGAATGGAACATCGTGCCATAACGTTCATCTAGGTTAAACCCTAATGCAGGACATCGAAAATCAATTCCGGTAGTTTTGATATAACGCTGAAGCTCAGCACCGGCCTCACCCTTTAGGTATGGGCGTGTGCCTTTGTTCTTCGCTAAATACCAACTCATCTCCCGAACTTCAACCTCCCATTCATCCGTGAACTCATTTTGTTCATATTTGATGATGGGACCATGAAAGAATTGGTTCTTGTGATGAAGCACACCCACACCTTTTAATCGTTGTGAAAAGCACATCAGCATACCGGCTACTTTTAGATCAGTAGCACCACGGAGTCGAACAGTGGCACTACGTGCGATTTCATCTCGTGCTGAAGACCAGGAAAATTCAACAGCAGCATCCGTCAACAGTTGCCGATTACTCTCCTTTCCGTAAATGATCGCAAAGTTATCCATTTTAATCCCGCCTTTTATTTAACACTAGAGTTCTTATCCAAAATCCGCTCCTTTTGAGCCAGATAATCAAAATTTCCTTTAGCGTTAGCTGTGGACTTTTTCTCCTCATTTTTCTTCTTTTTTTCTTCCGCTTTCTTCAATTTTTCACTTTTCTTTGTCTCATTCTTCTTATCCGTTTTCCCGGTTGTATTAGGTCGACTTTTGGATGACTTGGTTATGATTACACCAGGCTTTAAGAGTTGCTTTGTATTGGAATACGAAACAATTTTAACTGGGTTGAACTCAACGAAATTAAATGTGATGTGTAAATTAGCTTGGCCATCTTTATAAGTGGCTTCGAAACTCTCAAACCACATTGTTTGCGAAAAGAGTGATTCAAAATTAATAACAACCGGTTTGAGCTTCCATTCCTCCATCAGCTTCCAAGCCTGCTCCGGGGATCGGTAAGCCACCGTCTCCTTGCCAGTTTCCCAAAGCTCTTGCCAGGCCCGCGGAAAAATGACTGAAAAAGAGACTCGCTTCAGCTTCGAAGTGAGTCTCTTACTTGTCTTCTCTTCACCTGTAATTACAACAAAGGAATCTATCTCATTGCTGCTAGTGATCTGTATCTCTGCCGGTGTAATTGGAAAGGCGAAGCGATTCTTATCACGTATCATGGTCAGCATGATTTATCCCCCACTTTCCAGAGCATTGTACAACTCTTCGCCGAAAACCTTGCGGAACAACGCTCTTCCCTGCGGGCTGGTCAGCATCTTAGCGAATTCAGCAAAGTTGGTAATTCCCTTGGCCAGTTCACCAAAATCGATGTTGATGTTCTCAATTACGATATCGCGGATCGCTGCAGGTGCCTGCGCTAATGTCTTCGCTACCGGGATACTGGAAGATCTCATACCTACCGCACCACCATCTGCGTAGGGACGAACACCAAGCAGGCTCCCCGCCTGTTCCCACAATGCTCTTCCTCGTTTACTCCGCTGCCGCGAAAGTGGAATGATCATCTCTGGACCAGCTTCGCCGACCAGTCCCATATGTGGAGCACTGATAAGTCCACCATCAGCGTACTTCTTCTTGCGCTTTTTTCGACGGCCAAAGAATCCAGAAATGCCATCATACATTTTCGTGGCCAACTTCTCACCGCCGATTGTTCCTAACAGCCCCCCGATTGCACCGCCAACGGCTGTTCCTACACCAGGCATGAGGAAGGTACCAAGCATTGCACCTGTTGCCGCGCCACCTAAGATCCCGCCTCCAATTCCACCAGCTACTTTAGCAGTCTGTCGCCCGCGCTTTCCTTTGCCAGCAAAGAGGATATCCCAAGCATCCATGGCGTAGCCAACAGGTCGAACCACTTTGCCAAGTAGTTTCGTACTTCTGGCAAAGGCTTTCATCTTGGCAGCCTGCCTACGCAATTGATGACCCGTTGAGCGTATCTTATAAGCATCAGTGAGGCTGCTCGCTTTACTCATGGCCTTGGTGTAACGCTTCAAACCTTGCTTCTTCACCATTTCAAGTGAGCCATGGATGCCTTCAGCATAGCCGGCTCCATAACCTATTCTGTCGTTATTATCATCGATGTAGGCTTTAGCCTTATAAGCTTGAGTTCGCAAAGGCTGTGCGCCAACAATGCCTCCATTTGCATACGCACGGACACCCAGCATCGCACCAGCTCGTTCCCACAGTTCCACCCCGCGCTGCCGGCGCCCTGCAGAGAGAGGAATAATAGCTTCCGGTCCCGCCTCACCGACCAAACCGATATGAGGTCGAGTAATAATATCGCCGTTTGCATATGCGGCACCACCACTGGATTTCAAAAGACTTGGTGTACCAAATGATTTCGTAGACCCTGCTCCAGTCAGGGTATTCAGAATACCCATAGCACCGATTGCTGTCGACTTAAGTTCTGGGAATTTACTCTGCATACCCTTGGAAATCCTTGTAATAATGGTACTGCCCCAGCTTTCACTCTGACTCGTAACCGTTTCTATCGATAGCAGTTGCTGCTTCGTCTCATCCGTCGCCGTCTTTACTGCAGTCCCGATCCCGAGCATACTCGCTCCCGCTGAACCAGCACCCTGAACAATTCTAGCAGTACTGGCTTTCGAGGTCACACCCAACTGCTGGGTCTGTCCAGCTGTTTTCTGTGCAACTACTCCAACAGCTTGCACATTTTGCTGAGCATTGCCCGATTCTGTGCTTTTCCACGCACCAACAAATGTATTCTTAATCTTATCGACTGTTTCTTTTACACCGCTCTCGTTAACAGCACTGGTCAATGCGGTCTTTAATCCATCTTTGGCGACATTGGCCCGGAAAGCGTTGAAGGTCTCCTGTAATTGTTTTTCTCGTTCCGGTGTCAAGTTCCCAAAGGTTACCTTGGATTCAGACGGAGGCTTAACCTCTGGCTTTTTCTCTTCTTTTTTACCGAAGCCGAGCCAACCACCTATTGAAGCTGCCGCATCCTTAATACCGCCAGCAGCCGAAACCACTCCATCAACAACGGACTTGGTAACCCCGCTCGAATCGGCTAGAGAACCCAATTTATCGCCGACCCATCCGCCCGCTGTTGCACCCAATACGGTTCCAAGCGGACCGGCGATAGATCCAACTATTCCTCCGACTACCCCTCCAGCCGTACCACCTAACATTGATCCGCCAGTCGAAGATATCCCTGCCCTTAAACCGTCTTCCTTCGAAGCTTGGTAGAGATCATATCCAGTAAGACCAACCCCGGCTACAGTTCCTAAAATACCGGCAGCTTTAAGAGCCTTCTTTCCACCTTTAAATAACCCCCTGATCCCCCTGCCGCCCGGTGCGTCAGGAATAACATCTGGGATCGGTGAGCCAGTTGGAAGCCTATTAGTGTTCCGGTAGGTTACACGGGCTGTGCGCCGTTGCCCAACATCTGGAGTATCAATATCAGGGAGGTTCGGTGTACTCGTCCTACGACGTGCAGAGAGAGATCCATTCGAGTTACGGCCACGTCGGGCATTTGCACCACCGCTCCCAGATCGTCCGCGTCGCCCCCGTCTCTGACCACCTCTATTATTTCTTCCACCGCCATTTTGCCCACCGAGCCCTCCAGCCTCGTTGAGATATACCACACTGGCATTTACAGTCATGGATGATAAAGAGTTCAGGCTGCCACCCAAACCTCCACTTGATCCACCCGTTGTACCACGTCGGAGTGTAAATCTACGACGGGTAGGAGTGCCTACTTCGTCGATTGGAGTTGTTGTTTGTCCTCTTCTCTGACCAATCCACTCTGTTGCTGTTTTTACACTTGTATAGCCCTTTTGGAGTAACTTCCCTCCTTTCACTGCTACTAACCCTCCAGCAACAACTCCTAAAGCACCATTTATTGTTGAAAAATGATCACTATAGATGCTAGTCACCTTACTTACGAAGCCGACTATCTTCGTACCCATATCCTGTATTTCGTCTTTATTTTCAGTAATAAGAGTATTGAATTCTTTCAGTACAGGTAGGACAGCCGTCGAAAGGTTTGCCCCCAAATCCTGCATCTGTTGATCAATCTCTGCACGGGTCTGAATGATACTGGTCATTGGGTTGGCATCTTGTTGAGCTTTGACCATCCTATCGGTAGTTCCTGCAATCTCTGCAGGAGCCGGCTGAAATGGAACCTGAAAGGTCTTCAGAATAGCATTCCCGTTGTCCTCTGCAGTAGCTGAGCCGAGCGAAACTAACGAAGCTTTCAACTGGCTCTGTGTTTGACTGGCCAGGTCCCCGACCAGAGCCATCAGAGCGCCCTTCGCCCGCTGCTCATCACCAGAATTTATATCACTGGTAAATGCCGCAGCTTGTTTCGCTGCATCGTTCTTACCCGCTCCGCGCAAAGTGAAGTACTTCTCCATATCACCCGAGTCGAGTGCTTTGACACCAAACGTCTCCTTAATGAAGTCCGCCGGCTTGTCAAAATTGAAAGCTCCCTCCTTGACGCTTTGGGTCAAGAAGTTGGCCATCTGCCCGGAGTTCGCTCCGGTATTTTTGAAATATCCGGAATACTCCCAGAATGTATCGAAGAGATCTTTCTGTGGATCGCCTACCTGGCTGTAGGCGTATGCCATACTGTCTGCAACAGAAGCGTAAGATTCTTTGAAGGTATTCGCGGATTGCGAGAGTCCTCTCCCAATTTCCTCAACACTAGCATCTGGAATAAGAAATTGGAGTTGTGCAGCCGAGGTCAACATGTCACCCGCCTGTGATTTATCCCGAACCATTGGTGCTAAATCTCCCAGCATTCCAGCTGCCTGAGCTTGCGAAGCCACAAGTCCTTTGGCATGCAGCTGATTACCTACTTGAAGAGCATTGATCCGGTCCTTTTCAGGTAGGACCGATGCACTGCGGGAGGCCTCGGAATAGTAGTCCATGACATTTCCGAATAAGGCGTCTTTGATTCCGCCGCCGATCAGAATTGCGCCAGCTGTTGCCGCCAAAGTGGTTAATCTTGAGGAAATTCCGTCAATGACTGGACTGACCCCATCTTGCGCTTGTATATGCACCCGCGAATCGCTCATACCGCGGATTTCAGCATCCGCACGAGATGCTGAGCGACGCAATTCATCTGCTCCTGATTGAGCGCGGCGAAAGATATCATCAACGTTTGCGCGTCCCAGTCGACGTACCTCATCTGATGCGTTACCGACCCGGCTCCCCAAATCATCCGCTGCGCTCCGGGAACGCCGAAGATCAGATACCAGGTTATTCCCCATCTGTCCTGCGGCACGCCTGAAGTCGAGCAAATCATCTGTGGCTCCACGGAGTGCTGTTCGTATATTCCGGACAGCACCGGAAATAAGGTCCTGCGCTTCGAACGGGACCGTCACTTTTGTTGTCGCTGCTATGGTTGTTCACCTCCATCCTGCCTATTTCTTGTTAGCCAGGCGTTTGGCTTCTTCTTCAGCAATCATCCCCGCGGCAAGACAGAAATAATACTGCCGCTGTTTATCCACCTCATACGGTAGGATTTCAGCCGGCAGCCGCTTCTGGTTAATCCAAAAGGATGCTACCCAGCTTGCTTCTCCGTCTTGCTTGATGAGTTTTTTGCTTCTTTCATAAGTTCGTCCTTTGTTTCTTGGAAATTACGCACAGCTTTGCTAAGCTCCGAATAATCAGCAGGATTGTCTAGAATACGCGGTGGCAGCTCATATTTACTGGTGCAATTGAAGGCGAGTAGTAAATCTTTATTGTTCCAATCAAATTCATGTTCGGTTGCCTTAACGATCATGACGTCGATCTCGTTATAGGAATCTTTCGGATCACCATTTTCCTCATAGGCCAACTCATATGCTCGGCGTACCTCAATAGTGGTCAGGCGGCGCACAGACCATTCTTCCCCGTCTGCCGGCACAGTAATGGTATCGTCTTTACGACCTGATTTACCTTTGGATAGGTATTTTTCTAATTTATCGCTCATAGTGATTCTTCCTCCAATTTTTTTATTGATATGAAATAAAGAAAAAGAGACGGTTACCCGTCCCTATGCCATATAATCCGGGAACTGTTCAATAAAATCAAAATCATTCGCCGTACCAGAAAGCGTGATATCGATGCCATTGTTGTCGTCAATCTTGGCAACCAGCAAATCCATTTCATCATGAATATGCACACCGCTGATCATCACCCGTTCTACATTGCCAGTCTGCATGTCCTCAAGAGAGCCTGTGATCCGGTCTAGGAACATCGTCTTACCTGCCTTGAAATCAGCCAAGAGCCTGTAACGAAGAGAGGACTCCAGTTTTGACATAACCAGCTTTACAGTGATCTCATACCCGACAATCTGTTTCGTCTTAGACATCTTCCTCGCACGGATAATATCCAATGTCTCTGGTTTCAGAATAACCTCTACTTCTTTAATGGTCTGAATCGAGTCGCCATTGTCATCCTGCACGGATAAATTACGGCCAATAAGTTCGCGTTCCATCTATTACGCCACCTCCCAATCAATATTGAAGATTTCAATCGCATCGAGCGGTTTGGCCGACAGAGAGAAGTAAGCATAATCCATGTCACTTTTCTTTGTTGGATGCTCGGTAAATGTAAATTCTGAGCCAATCGCCTTTTGTTCAGCACGAGTCTTCAGATAACTAACGACTGCTGCGATAAACATACCCCGACCATCCTTGTCATTATCCAGCTTAGCCTTGTTTGCTTTGCCAGCAGCGTAGATGTCATTCAGGATTTGGTCAATCGTCATGGAAACTCGAATCTTGCCGAAGTCCTCCCGCTCCCCTGCACCAAGCGTGGTCAATGTGTTCACTGCGGACTCAATAATATAGTCGTAACCATCCCGTGTAGCCATCAGGGTACCTTCAGCCAAACCCTTCAAAACCTCACTATGGCTCCAATCTACTAGCGCTTCAGTCATTGGTACCTTAACACCCGTAAAGGATTTATTAGCAGGTGTTCCAGCGGCTAAACCAGCTACCCATGCTCCCCACTGCAGGGAAGTATAAGTCTTTCCGTTGGAATGTTCGCCAGCCAAAGAGCAATTGATGATAAAACGAGCATTAGCAGCGCGGCTACGCGTGTTATGAACTTCAATGTCATCATCAGATCCCGGTGCTCCTGCAATGACCAACTGCGCTAACTTGCGAGCCTTGCTACGCCGATCTAGCAGCCATTGCTTAGCAGCAGCTTGTACCGCTGCGTCCGAGGAAGGCAGAGACACAACATCAAACACCAGGCCATCTACTCGATTGAAAATGCTGCTCCAATTAGCGGCGGTGATTGTAGCAGTGCCGGTAACGCCACCATCCAGCTTGGTATAAGCCACATCAGCCCACGCTGTTGATCCGGTACTTTTAAACCGCACCATATTAGACTTTTTCAGCGTCTCCACTGCCTCTGCTTTATCAGCTACCAGGAAGGTCTCGGTATCATAAATTCCTTTCACGTCCCGGATCAAGATCTCTTTCTTCGCGGCGTCCACCAAGCTCGCCCGAATCATATATTCGAAATCGTTCCCCCGCGTTCCGGGATAACGGGCCTCAATTGTGTAGCTGCTGGCCACTGCAACGGAAGCTTCCACCTCATTGCCATTGGTAACGCGGTACCCGACAACGGTCGCCCCATTCTCCGCTGCCAGTTCCAGCTCATCAACCTGCAGACCGCTCTCCTTGAACCGTTCTGACTGATCCGCCATATCCACGGCTTTGTTCGGCAGGCCCCACTCCGCTTGGTACGGCACCAACACCCGACCGGATACCGACAGGACGCGGGACTCGGCTACCGCCTGCAGCTCCACATAAGCGCCGGATCTACTCCGTTGTATCGACATTTACTGTTTCCTCCTTTGTTGTGAGACCCAAATAGGCCTCCACTTTCTGAATGACTTCCTGCTGTGACAACAGGGCATCATCCGGACAATCAAAAAGAGCGCCAGCGATCTCAAAGCGTTCCCGCTTCAAAGCCACTGCGCTCTCAATCCATTCCTGCTTACTTCTCTTGTTTACATCGTCCGGTACCGCTGGCGAGCCTGACGGTAACAGACGCTGCAATCGCTTGTTGCTGCTCATGCCTGATGTTCCTCCCCTTCGTAATCAGAATAAAAATCATTAATCTTAGATACTGGACTACCATCACTATTTACAAGCAGCTTAGGAACATGCAGCAGGTATGAATACCGAAATGTAACTTCCATTTGGTCATTCATAGGCCGCGTGCGCGGTGTCTCAACGACAAGCATCACCCCAAAGCGCTCTGAAACCACACAGAACCGCCGCTGGCGAAGGAAGAGAAAGAAAGGAGATAAATCTAAAGGGATCGGTTCTCCTTTGTCCTCATCCCCGATACGTTCGATATCGTAATGAAAGACTAGGCCCACATCCTCGATGATCCGATTCGATTGGGGTGTATGCGTCTTATCAGACACAAGGTCTGTTTCAATAAAAACGCTAGGACGATCAAATTGACCTGCCAACCATTTCGACTTTTCCCGCAGGATCGGCAAGTCAGGGTACACCCGCTTCACAATATCAGCCCAGGCTTTCAATCCCACATCCATCATGACAGCATCCTCCCCAGCTCTTTCTCCAACCGCTTCGTAATCAATGCGTTCATACCACCTTCCAGTTCCTTCACAGCGATATCAAAATAATGACGACCGATAAAGGAACGCGGTCGAGCCATAAACCCTGTCTTTGCAGCCGGATCATATACAAACTGACCATTTGCCTTCCAGAATCCAGGAACATAATGTGCTTTACGGATGGTGTATCCATCATTGAGGTGGCGCGCATAAGGAAGGTTGGAACCAACTTCAATAGTAATAGAATTGCGATCAACATCCCATTCCCAGACGTTACTGTCTGCTCCTCGAGTAAAAGAGTTCCACATCAATCCAGTGTCAATCAGATCCTGTTTATCAATCTCATCGATGACCAGGTTCAAAAGGGTTTCACCCACAGCCTCAGCAATGTTCTTAAGGATCTGGTTAATACCTTCATCGCTCAGCTTCTTGAATTTCTTAGCGAGTCCGTCAAAATCATGCACGCTCACTACCTTTCACCTCGCATGTCACCAATAACTCACGCCAATAACGGCGTGGATTAGAGTCTATCACCAGATACTTACGTCCGAACAGTAACACTTCGTCGCTAATTCGGACGTCTGCATTCTTCGGTACACCAATTGTCTTTTTGACAATGTATATGACGGGAGTTGATTCTGCCTTGGCATCGGTCTGGGTCTTAACAACAAAACATTTTAAATCTGCGACTTTTCCGGATTTACGATCGCTGAACAGATCGTCCGCATCCTTCTGCCGTCCGACCCGGTATACCTCCAGCAGGGTATTCATACGGTGATTCATAGCAAATAGGCCGTGATATTCCCATCATCCGGCCCAGACTGCTGCTTCTTGACCCACAGGAAGAGGATAGAGTCCACATCAGCATTACCCGTGGTCTTACCCTCAACTGCCTGTCGGGTGTATGTCCAAGCTCCATCACTCTCCGCTGAGTATCCACGGGCGACTGAAGCCAGGTATTCCTCGCTGTCCTGCAGAGCGAGTGACTCCGCAAGCTTTACCCAGGCCAACATGAGTTGCTTGTCCGCCACCTCCGGGAACGGGACGGGCAGATACAGTTCGATTCGTGTCATTGCATCATCAATGTACTGCTCAAGCTGATCGTCAGTTGCCTCTTGTACAGCACTGACACGGCTACGTTTCTTAAGGAGTGTCGCTACCAGCATCCGGTACACCGCCGCCTTCCAGCGCCTTCAATTCAGCGATGAGCTCGGGCTTCTTCATATCCGCGAAGCCTTCAACGCCTGCTTTCTTCGCCTTGTCCTTCAGTTGTGGTAGATACAAATCCTCCAGTGGAATGATCTTTTCCTTTTTGACCTCAAAATCAGGGTGCTCAAGTAAATGCTTCAGTGCCGTCTCATCTTCCACTAGCACTGGCTTAGCTGGTTCAAACCGGATACTGTGTAGGCGCAGGGAGGTGTTATTGCCCCGATAGGTTACGTATGGCATTAGAATTCCACCCCTTCCACGTAAGCCAGTGCCTGCGGCTCTTCGAAGATAGCATCGAAATCGGAGTGAATCGCATAGAAACGCTTATCCGTCCAAATTGCCTCTTTGCCCTCAGTCGTCTTCCGGATCTGCATATCGTAGGTGTGAACCATTGCAAAGTTAGGCTGATACGTAAAGAGGATCGCACCTTCTGGCATACTCCAGACTTCTTCGACATCATAGGCGTTTATCTTCTTCACGCCGCCCATGATCTGTAGCTGAATTGATGCGCTAGTGTCTTTCTCGGCCAGCATCTGTAGACGTTCGCTGAAGGTGTTGGGATGCATGAAATATTTGAACACGCCGCCGGCTCTGTATCGGGTTGGAATCGCCCGTTCTACCTCAAACAATATTCCCTTCTTCTCAGCTGCTGAAAGGGTTGCCCAGTCCAAGTAATGACCAGTGTTACGAGCCTTCTTCAACCAACCGTCATTAATTTTCAAAAATTCATAGTCTGGATCGGTGTCCAGGGTAGCAGTATCACCATTAAAGCCGATATCCTGCATATTTTCACCATAGTTGTTTGCCATAGCCCGCATGATAATTTCTTCGGCATTTTGACCGCGTACCCGCTGAGTCTGGCGAATAAATTCTTCGGTAATATCAAATGGAATAATTACAGGCTCAACTGAATAAGGGATCTGCGGAAAGGTCAGACCAGGCGTGTTGGAAGCCATAATATTCTCTTTTTTACTACGCATATTCCGGCCTCGTACTCCGACTTTATCGATGGTCCCTTTGGAGCTCTTCCGATTCTCATGACGAATCCCTTTTAGAAAACCGTTAGCCTCATACGCCATATCGGTGAAAGCTTCTACCTCTTCATAATTCAAAGCGTTTTGATCCATTGTGGTCACAATAGTGGATTTCTGAATACTAGTTCTGGCGATGTTACCGTTTGTTCTCATGTTTTACATTCCTCCTTCGATTACAGGAAGCGTCCGAAACTAACGGCGCTCTCTGATTTGCTGATTTCTTCCTCATCACTTTGTGCGGAAGCACCACGACTGTTCTTTACCAGTTGCACATCTGCTGCCAGCGTCTGCATCTGCTTGCTCAATGGCGCAAGAGCCTTGGCAATTGCGTCATTGATTGCAGTCTCTTCTGAATTAGTAGCCGGAGCAGCAGTGCCTGTATGTTGGTCACCTTCAACGCCCTCATCTTTCTTAAGCTCCGCAATCTCTGATGTCAGGCTTTCCACCTGCTTTGCGATCGGAGCCATTGCGGCCGTTACAGCCTTGGCAATATCTTCAGCTTTCAAATCGTCTTCCCCCTCGGGCTCCTCTTCTACGGGAGCTGTTTTATTTTTAAGTTCGGTCAATGCGGCGATCGCATCATCCACATGTTTCAAGTTACCTGCGGAAATTTTCTTCCCAGCCTTGGCAATCTGCTCAAGCGGGGTACCGATGGCTTTCACAATATCCTCCTTGGTCAGCACTTCCTCAGCAATATCTACAAAATCCTGTAGCGCCTCCCGGATGGTCTCTGGGTCAGTCTCCAGACCACTCTGCCAGCTGTCCCAATTAAAAAGAACCGAGTTGAGGGCATCCTGTGCCGCCCAAAATTCTCGGTTCTTCCGATTCTTATGATATTTGTCTGCGACGGCTCCCTTCTCAATCAGGCCCAGCGCTTTGGCTATCCTGTTCAAGATTCCCTTGGATACCTCCTCTTCCTCCTCAATCTCTTCCCGCTTACCCACACCCCACATCGAAAATCCGGTGATCTCGCCTTTCTTAATGGATTCCCAGGTATCTTCATCCGTCACTTTCACAGCTGCCACCCAAGAGCCCTTCACGATCTGCTGCTCACCGAGCGTCATGTCGCAAGGAGCAATGTAAGACTCAATTACAAACCCCTTATCAACTTCGAGATCATGCTGCTTGTCGATGTTGTAGGTGTGCTGCTTCTCCATGAAGAGATGAGCTGCCTTCTCGATCTCGACTTCATCCATTTGATCGTCATGTGCGTCTGCTACATCCGGCTGATACACCACGCCTTTCACAATCCGCTTGTCATCATCAATCTTAGCGATTTGCACCTGTTTCTGGATGGCGTTCTTCCCTGCAGACTTGATGATGGCAAACGGAACGCCATTCGCTCCCTTGTCTACCAGGGAGATATGTGTGATTTTAGCGTCTTTCAGTTTGTAACTCATATTCTGTTCTCACCTCCTTTCAATAAAAAAAGCTAAATTAAAAGACTCCTTGCAGATTCTGAATTGTAATGGCGCCAAAATTCGTTAAATAATAGACTGACCTAGAAATTGAAACAGCGACAGCAAAGGACGAGAAGATAATGTCCTAGACTGTCGCTGTTTCATTGAACTAACGTTCCCCGTTAGTTCAATGAGTTCATGGAGGAAAAGTTATTTCAGACCTTCATTTTTCGTTTCGGAACCCAGAACCTTCCCTATCTTGTCCATGTACAGTTTTGTCATCATACCGCACTTGTTCTGCCCAATCACTCCAAAAAACAAGGCTTGATGGTCTTTTATAACGTTGAAATGATATCCTTTAGCCCATCCTTCCCCTGGTTTGACATCGTTTTTAATCGCAATCTGCACCATATTAGGTGAGTCAAGTATGAGATCACTTTGTGGAATAATTTCAAAATCTTGAATGTCTTCTTGTACAGTTCGCATAATCGCAATCTTACCTTTTTTTATGTTAATGATTAAAATTTGATTTCTTTGACCATTTCCAAAGAGCAAATTCCAAACTTCTCTTTTGCCATCATTACCAAGAGTAGATGGCGGTGTTGAGCCTGTGTCACCAACACTCGTGATTGAGATTAGATTCGCCTGAGCATCCCATTTTCTTGCTTCTGTAAGACCGATCTGGAAAGCGTCTACTAATGTGATCCCTGAACTGGTGGATGCTGTGGCTATACTCATTACATTAATGCCGCTTAACAAGATTAAAAAAATCAAAACGCCTCTCCGTAACATTGAACAGAATCGCCCTATAAATGTTTGGGTTATTTTCCGCATAAATGATTGAATTATTCTGCCCATAGTTTAATCACTTTCCATTGTCATTTGCAGTACGTAGATACATCGCAGTAGACTCATACTGCTTACTAGCGAATTCCAAAAGAACTCGTTTTGAGGGTTCCAATATAAAAACTAACAGTTGCCTTAAACTAAAAAATAAAGTCCTAGACTACTGTTGGTTTATTGAACTAAAGTTACCATTCATTTTACTGATTTGGCTACCTCAATCATATCCTTCTTGGACAATTGGCTACTATCCATCTCAATATAAGTACCATCTTGCACCCACCGCAAACATCCCCCTAGTGTTCCATAATCAAACCTCGCTTCAATTCCGTTCAATTTAACAATCTCACCACTCGTATCAAATTTAAAATTCTCTTCTATAACTCTGGTCGCACTTGTTTTACTACGAACATCGATTATTGTTTCAAATCGCTTGCTTTTGTATCCTATTGCTTTATGCTGTTCAATCCCAAACATATACGCGCTTCCCGATTTATCGAAGTAATGGAGTCTAACCTTCGTAATTAGTCGGTCAGTATCAAGAGGATACGGTTCCTTGATTTCAAGTTTCCAACTCGTTAAGGAGTAATGTGGGGTAAACAGCTTAAAATCCGTTGCACTTTTTAATTGATCCAATCCAATATTTGCAAAAGCTTTCATAGGATTTAACAACGATATTGTTGTTAAGAACAAAATTAAGACCAGTTTCTTCAGAACCATCATTAGCACCCCCGCATGCGTTTATTCGTGTAGGGTTTCCCAAGAATGGTGTCTTTATCAACGGACGGACTTGTTTAGCAATCCTGCCCGTTAGCACAACGAAGCTACCGATTCATGTCGGCAGCTTCGTCCTGGTGTTATTGAGCTATAGTTCCCCGTTAGCTCAAACTATGTGTCTCGTTATAATTCACTTACCTTAGTCACGATAAATCCTGATTCGTAATAATGATTGAATGTGATTGTAAACGTCTTGATTTTCTTGTCTCTTTTATTGTCTATAACTCTTTGGACCGTTGCCAATATATCTAATTCCATAAAACCACCTTCGACTTCTCTCATATCCGTTACATGAAATGGGTCAAACCAGTAAACGTATTCTTTTCCTGTCTTCAAGTACCCTTTTTCTTGTAGAGCTAGAAGTGTCCTTCTTTGCAACTCTGTTGTTAACATACGTTCCAGTTGTTCTTCTCTTGTTTGAGGAAATCCCCATAAAGCGACCCATTCAATCGAATCTTTTTCTTTAGACGCTTCGCCATTCGCTGGAGCAGCACTTGCTGACTGAATGGATAGTATAGTACCAATGGAAAGGACCAGTATGGACATAAATTTTCTATTCATATCATCACCTACCCATAATTTCCCCAGTTGGAATTGTTTTATGTGTACAAGAAATTGTTCCGTTATCCTGCACGTTAGCTTAATGATCATCAGTCTATTACTCTATTTACTCAGCCTTCTGTTCCTCATTCAAAATAATCCCCTCCATTTTTTTTGTAATTCATATTAACTAAAAGAAGAAGATCAGTTGATCACCTTTTTCATTCCATTACAGATTGCATTGTGCAGCGGCATTGTATAATTTCCTCTGGTCGCCCACTGGGATCTCCGGGGAACATCAACTTGCTTTTTCCAACAATAAACGGCTTATCAAGTGGCTGCACCTGTTTGTTCGCTTTTTTGTGTGTCTTCCGGGTGCGGTTTCCCCCTGCAGATCGCCATTTCTTCCCGGTTACCATCTCAGACTGTTTCCAACCTTCCATTTTCCCACCGTTAGCTGCTGCGGTACTCATTGTTCTGGTTATTGTAACTGCACGCTCCATGGTAAACGGTCCAGCGTCGCCTTTAGCTGCTGCGGCGCTGATATCTCGTATAAGCACTGCCCTTTCCCCGTTCGTCTTGCCCTCATCGATGGCTTTCTGAAAGGCACGAGTCATGACATCCTTGCTGGTCCCGTTCATATCAGGCACCAGCTTTTGAAGCTTCTTGGCAAAACGTGAAGCTGCCTTGTCTTCAACGGACCACACTTTGTCAGGATCGAGCGCATTCAGCTCTGTTTCACCTGCCAGATGATATAACGGCTGGAAAGCATCATACACGGCCTGTTCAAACTGGACAGTGAACAAATCACCGGACTGTACGGACTGTATAACCTTGCCCAGCTCCCCGATATCAAGCAGCAGCTCCTCACTGAGTTCCAGAATCGCATCATGCAGCGCCTTCCCCTGAAGCTCAAGAATCTCAACAATCCGATTCTCTCCTTGCTTGTAGAGTTCTTCCAGCACCGCGCGCTCTGCATTGGTCAGTTCCAAGCTGTCCAGAAAATCAGTGTCGTCCGCTTTGGCGATGAGCTCCCAGCATTCCTTACACATGACCAGCTACCTCATCATGACTCTGCCGCAGCAAACGCTTGGCGATGACGGACACCTGCTCCTGCAGATTGTTTACATCGGTGTCAGAACCAGGCACGGTTAATGCTGGTTGGCTACTCAGTAGTTGGGCGATTGGTGTATCGAGGTATTCTGCACTGTACTTGGATTCATCAATAGTGGTATCCAGCACTTCCTCAGCGATCGGTATTAAATCTCTGACCAGCATAATACCGCGGTCTGCGATGAAGTCCAGCAATGCCTTCCGGTCTTCTGGATCAATAATACGAGGTCCACGTAATGTCGCACGTACACGAAAGATGCCCATAGCTGGGAATAAGCGCTTATTAAAGATCTCATCCATTATCCACTTGCGGTAGGGTTCGAAAACCTGTTCCTCGGCAAACCGTAGCGCGGCCTGTGCCGTGGCACGGTTATAGTCGGAGCTCTGTCCCACCAGAATCGGCGGGAGCCTGAACGCTGAGAGGATATCGGCTTTCTTGTCCTTTCCGTATTCCAGGAACAAAGCATCTTGCTGGAGCAAATCATTCAGCTTGTCCAGCTTAATGGCCACCTTCTCGACTTTCTCATCCAGCGGCCCACCGGTCTCCTCCCCAATCGCTTCCAAGTACAAGATGCCGCCCTGTGACTGCGCTCCCTTGACGTTCCGTAGCAGTTCCATGGATTGCTTGGTCAGCCGGCCATTCGTGACCGTCAATAGCATGGAGAGCATGCGGCCATTACTGAAATAAGAAACGTTCAGTTCCTCTGCCTCTCGACTTCCAACCACGCCCGGGGCATTCCCAAACCAACGCGGCTCCCCATACGGACCGTCATTACCTAGCTTCAGGGGAATAATCTGATTGCCTTGACCCTCGGATCCAAATGGTCGGAACCACACCACCGACTGTCCACGCTTCATGGCGTACTTCCGGGCATACACATCCTGCGAGAACTCTTCGACCTTCTTCGATGACCGGATAAGTCGCTTCCTCTTGATTGTCACCTTATCAGTTTCCCGAGTGCAGCGTACATATTTGGGATTCATCCGGTAGAGTGTCGGAAACTCACTACCGGCAGGCCAAGCAACCTCAACATTTGCATTTCCGCTACTTTCAATATCCTCAATCAATGAGCTGATAATCTCATCTGGTGTATCCTCCAGATTACACGTCTCCAAAAACTTTTCTGCCCTGTTCCACTCCTCCTGCGCGGTCTGATCACTCTCTCCAGGGAGATACTCCAAAGCAATACCGTATCCAGCAATGTTTCGCTTGTACGCCTCGATGCACTGCGGAATAATGTTACTGTTCTTAACCAGCAGTTTGCAGGAGGTAGGATCATTGCCTGGTGGAAACGCAAGTAACCCGTGCTGATCATAAAGGTTTTCAAAGCTATCCGGTAGCTGTGCGCTCGATGGAATATGCCTGTCCTCTGCTTTGGACATTTGAAACCACTGTGCCTCGCCACTCATGCCTTACACCCACCCCACATCATGATCAGATCGCTCCTCTCTTTCTTTTTTACGCTGCTTCACACGCTGTAGCAGATAGTCCGTATGGATGCCGTAACGCCTGGCGTCACAGGTATGGTCATTTTGTTTGACTGGCTTATCTTCACCACGCTGAGCGGCTTTTTCGTCCCATACGTAAGACACCAATTCTTTAAGTGAGTTGGTGTTGTCAGCACAGATATACAGCTCGTTGTTCTGAAACCGATTGGACACGGTTTGTATGCCATCCAGTACATCATTAACAGCAGCCTTGATATGGTTGATACCTCTTCTCTTCAGTTCAATAATGAAGGCTTTAGCAGAAGGGTCAATAAAGATTGCATATTCATCACCATCAATAAATTGCTGCAGATCATCCGCATACTCGCCGTTCGTCCGCTCTCCCTTTTTCTTGATGTCGTGATAATACTCATCCAATTCGTAATACACGCTGCCCAGGACTCCGTATTTCAGGAACGTAGTTGGATTATTTGCCCCATAGTCAATGCATATGAACTTACGGTCAAATTCTACTGGGAACCAGTCACGTAGCTTTTTATGAAGAGCATCGTTGAACTTGGAGAAGATCACACCTTCGGCCATAACCCATAACCCCAAGATAAAACGGTCATAGAATATTCCGGTATACCCTCTGCGATACCGCTCTCGGACACGCTCGGACAGTGAAAGATTATCGTCCATTGTAAAGTGGAGATGCACAGCACGCTTTTCAAACAGTTTGTCCAACCACTTAAGCTTGAACCAGTGATACGGCCCGGCAGGGTTACAGTTAAACCACATCTTAGCCCCGTCGACGGAACAGCGGAGAGTTGCCTGTTCTACAAAGGATTCTGGCATTAGAGCAACTTCATCAAAAAACATTCCTGCAAGCGTAATACCTTGAATCAACTCTTGGGAACGCTCATCCTTACCCCCGAAGAGGAAAAACTGATTGCTTACCAGCCCTCTGGATATCGTCAGGACATTTTCCGTCTTGTTGTCATGTATCTGGTACCCACGGCTGGCCAGCATTCGTTTGAGCGGCCCAATCACATTCCGGCGCAGCGCGCCGATTGTCTTACCTGCCATGCCGAACTGTTCACTGTGAAATGTTTCGGTCGCCCACACGATGTAGCTAAATGACATGGCCACTGTCTTGCCTGCGCGGACTGACCCATCACAGATCAGTGCATCCATATCATGATGAGGGCTTTCAGGCATCCACCACGTCAATACCTGCACCTGTTTATCGGAAAAAGGCTTCCACTTAAACGTGGAGGGCTTAAGCTTCAGGTTCGCCATTTTTAGCCCACACCTCCGCAGCTCTTCCCCTTAACGCATCGATAAAACCGTCATCTTCGATTTTGTCAGGCTCAGCGCCGCCACGCTTGATCATCAGTTCATGTTTCAGCATCTCTATCCGGACGCGTTTCTCTTCGTCCATCAGACGGTTCTTCAGCTCAATGGCCCGGATCTTCTTGTCCTGAATCCGGGTCAGTGCTTCCTCTAGCTTCACGATGTCGTCAAGCTTGCGGAAACCCTTCTCCTCGATCTTGGATTCCATCATCTCATTACGGCCATGAGGGATCTTCTTCGTGATGCCAGTCTTCTCATCATGGATAGTAGCGACTTCTTTGATAGCCTTCAACTCATAAAAGACGTTGCGCTCAGTTTCGGTCAGCCCGTCCATCAAAGCTTTGATCCGCTGCATCATACGCCGCTCCCGGATCGTCAGAAGGTACAGAGATTCATTCGCCTGGATGATCGGATCAGTGTCCACCTGATCGATAAGCTGCTGCTCGGTTTCGGTCAGGGTATCCAGCCAGATAGTTTCATGCTCACCGGTGGTGACGGCCTTCTTATTACCAGGCGGCCCACCGCCCCCGCCGCTGTTTCCCTTCGCATTCTGATTACCTGGGGGAGCACCCCCACGATTACCGACAGCGTTCTTGTTCCCTTTGGGCGCTCCCCTTGAATTCGGCACGCTCCCATTCGCTCCATTTGGAGCGCTCCCTTTGAAAGAATCCTCAACGCTCCCATTCAAATCATCCTGCCAGCGGTCCACAGCCTTCCATTTTCGGACTCTGGACTCAGGAACAGAAAGAGCGGCGGCGATGTCCTTAAGCTTCATCTTTCCGCCGCTCTCAAGCCACATTTGCTTTGCCTTGTCCCGCTCGGGACTGCGTTCTCTGGCCATGCTACATGTCACCACCCCCAACAATAGATATCTGACGCTTTCTCGCCAAAGGCTACAAGACAGTATCTTTCGAATACTCGTATCCGAAACTCTTCTGATAGTCTTCCCTGACCTCACTCGCAGGTTTAGTCGAGGGATAGCCCCTAACGTCCCTTCCTTTGGCTTGCTGTTCACCGATTCTATCTTGCAGCCATCCGTGGCCATTGGCAGACTCAATCACGTTGAAAATCTTTCTATCGTGGTCTGCAATTAAGAAACATGATACTTGTCTTCTGTGCATAGATCATAATCCTCCTTATACTTGAGACCATCTTTGAGTCTCTAAACCTAGTATATGGAAGAAGAGTAGTTTTTCTAACGCATCTATGAACTTACAGCTCATCCTTTTGAAGCTCAATATCTATCTCAATCAACTTCTTCAGATCGTCCACCGTCTTAATTTCAATCCGGCCGTCCTGGAAGTCCTTGACCCACTTGGCTATGCCGGCTTTAATAATTTTGCGGTATTGCGCCTTGCTTTCCAGAATACCGGCCATAACTTCGAGCTCATGCTGCAATAAAATTTCATCTTGTGTTCCCATTTACGTACCCCTCGACTTTCCGTTATGATGGAATGCGAGACAGCGGATGTCTGGAAATGCCACGCGTGGCGCGCCGTTGTCTCAGCCGGGGGATACCCTGGGTGAAGGGGAGGACGTTCACGCGTCCTCCTTTTAATTATGCAACGGGATCAGCACGAGGAAGGAGCAGCGGCTCTGTGCCGGTCGCGGCCTGGTAGCGCAATTTGATCACATCACAAAAAACTGGATCAAGCTCCATTGTTCTGCAGGAGCGGTCAAGCTGCTCACAGGTCATCATGGTGGAGCCGCTGCCGCCAAAGAAGTCAGCAACAATATCTCCGCGCCGGCTGCTGTTCCGGATCGGAATGGCTAGGAGCTCTAGCGGCTTCTGTGTAGGATGAACATACTTGGTTACATCCCCCTTTGAAACCTCCCAAACCGTTTCTGGGAGAGGATCTTCTGCCGGTAAACCGGACCGCCAGACCGTAGTCTGAGTACGATCGCCGTACCATGCCGGGGCCTTGCCCTTCATATGACCATAAAAGACCGGCTCATGCTTCCAGCGGTATTGTGCCCAGCCGAAAGTGGCCACGTTCTTGACCCAAACGCACTGGCAGCGCACTATAATCCCTGCGGCATTCATCGCGTCCTCAAATTCACGCTGATAGGATGAAGGGTGGAAAACATAGATTGCTGCAGTAGACTCCATGGCTACAGCATACTGTTCAAAGACAGCATGCAAAAAACCCGCAAACTCCTCTGCGGGCATATCGTCGTTCATTATTGAGCTGGTGCCGGCTTCTGCCAGACGAACCGAATCGCTCTCCACCGCTACATTATAAGGTGGGTCCGTCACAACCAGAGCCGCTCTCACACCATCCATTAGGCGGGCAACATCACCTGCATCCGTAGAGTCGCCACACATGAGGATATGCCGGCCGAGCTGCCACACATCACCGCGGCGTGTTTCAGGCTCTTTGATCTGATCGAGAGCTCCCTGGACGTCAAAATTATCTTCAACAACCGGCAGATCAATCTCAGTGTCTGGCATGCCGTCAAACTCTGTAATAAGCTCTTCTATCTCCTCCGGATCAAAACCGGACAACCCCAGGTCAGCCCCGCCTTCCTGTAGCTCACTCAACAGTTGCGCCAAGGCCTCATCATCCCACCGACCAGACACCTTATTCAGCGCCAGATTCAGCAGCCGCTCCCGCTCAGGGTCCAAGTTGACTACCGATACGGCCAACTCCGTGCAGCCTTGCTCATTCACCAGCACCTTGTATCGTTGGTGCCCACCGACCATATTCCCCGTCTGTTCATTCCATACGATCGGGTCAACATATCCGAATTCGTCCAGGCTGTGGCGAAGCTTCTCATACTCCGGATCTCCCGGTTGAAGGTCGACACGGGGGTTATAGGTGGCTGCATTAAGCTGGTCAATTGGTATGATTCTGATGTCCATAAGGACCCTCCTTTGAGTTGAGTTGGTTTCCCATCTTTGGGTAGGCGGAAACTCAGCAGGAGACGAAGAGAACCTGCCCGCCCTTCTCTTTTCTGCACATCACCACACAAACACACGTTGCTCTATATAAAGCCTAAAAATGGCTCACAGAAGGCCACATAAGAGCATAAAAAAAACACCCGAAGGTGTTCTTAGATTTTTCCATAAAAGACGTCGATTTTCGGAATGTTATTTTCAAATTGTTTTCTTAACTCTGTATATTTTTTGAAAAATTGCACTACCTCTCCGATAGGGGTATCAGAAGCATTCAAATAAGCCTCTACATCTTCATCGCTAAGTACATCCTCACGCTCTTTTGTTAATTTGAATGGCGCTCCGATTCCGCTTATTTCTGCTTCGAACTCCATTTTAATCCATTCCCCATCTTTGATCGCAATAGTTTGATCCAAGTCCCTATCTCCAGCTCCACCGTTAATTGCATGCGAAGAAAGAGTTCTACTCATAAATACCACTGCTTTTAGTCCGGGATAATCACCATAAATGGGTTTTTTGAGTACGTCATAATTCTCCAAAGTGAATTTTTTTATATCACGTATTAATTTTAATGCGTACATTTGAATTCCTCCCTTCGACATCATATTTCGACGTTTAGGGATATTCTTCCTTTTAAAAGAAAAATTCCTTTGAGCTGTTCAACCACTTGTATTTACTTAGGTGATACTCCACCACCACGAACAATATGTGTTTTGAATTTTTCTGTGTTGAATTGGTTACACGTTTCATCCAGTCTGACTTTTATGAAGTGCTTTGAGCAGATACGATTAACATTGTAATAATGACAGTGTTTGCATTTCTTACGAACGTTTTTGGACTTAATTATTCCAAGTGCCTTCTTCATAAGTACTTGAGAAGCTATCTTCAACACCCCCTGAATATTAACAATACCATATTTAGGAAGGCTTTACTTTCTGGCATTTCACTCTGGAACAAAACTGCTTTGTCCCTGTCCACTCACCCCACATACAACGCACACACTTCGCCGGCTGATTCGGATGCTCTTTCACTAGTGGAGGCCGGATGCTATTCTTCTTTCTCGCCATGATCGTCTTCCTTTCGTGAGAACAGATATATCCACTGGCTGAATTCGTGCTTGGATACTGAGCTGTTTTTAAGCGCCGCCTCCAGATCTCGTTTCCATGCTTCAGAACCAACGGCATCAATCTTCCGTTCTAGATCAGGTTTCGTCTTACCTATCAGTGTCCGAGCTGTTGTCTTAAGCGCTTTGCAGATATCACCAATATTCTTACTCTTGCTATCATCCAGAAGATAAGCGAGTAGGCGCTGTTCCTTCTTGTTGAGCCTATAGGGTCCTGCAATTTCAGACACAACCTCTTCACAGGTCATTTCTAGGTCCTTAAGTTCTCTAGATATCTCCACCATGATCATCCTTTCTGCATAATAAAAAAAGCCGCCCAATAATGAGCGACTTCGATTATGTATAAAATTAATTCGTGCTTGGATCCTGGCCAGATCAGTGGCGTTTGCTCCGCATCCGCAGCAAATGCGCTGCGCTCTTTGCTTAAAGTCTTTATCTCCATTGTTACAAAGGAGGATAAGACCATTTTACTGAGCCCATTAAACGAGAGTCAAAAGGACTAGAAACGATTTCTGACCATTCCTTATGCGCGGACTCTCGAATCCTCAAAATCTCTAACTCTTTCATATCCACATGCCAATCAGTGGATTATACTGTTAAAAAGAATCTGAGGGAGGAATCAAAAACATTGCGAGAAGTGATGAAGAAAGCATTGATCCGTATAGTTATTGTAGTTTCAATAGGATGGATCGGCGGGCTCATCGTAGATCACTATTCGAAATAGGAAAAGCGAGAGGAGGTACGCCCCGGTTAAGCGCCGCATGTGCGGCCGTGCGTGTCACTCTCGCCTGATTTCCACATTACCAATATACCAGGGAAAACTCGCCAAGTGGTGTTCATAATACACCGAAATGCACCGCATTGTCCTCAGAATGTCGTCAAAATTCGTTCTTTATATAATCATAGAATCCAGTCAATTTTAAAGAGAATGCGATAGATTCAATACCGGCTTCGATGCGACGGTCCACGGTACTGGATGCCACACCTCTACGCATAAACATGATCGTTTCCTTTCTTGAATATCCCTGGATGAAGCGAATATCAATTGCTTCCTTCGCCTCCGGATCAATGACCTGACTATGAGCCCGATCTATCAGCATCGTGAAAAGCTTATACTGCGAGTAAACCCATTTTTGCTTATCCTGCAGAATTACGGCGTTCGCAGTTTTATCAGCGTGTAGCTCATCTTGATCAATCCTCCGAGCTGCTTCTCCATCAATGGCCACCTGGGCCATTTCCTTTTCGTGATCTTCAAAATCCTGCATAAATAAGCGCATCATCTTGTATTTTTCGAGGTAGAATTCTGTTTGTTGGATCTCCTCTTCAGATGCTTTTGGAAAGAGTTCACTTTGTTTGAAAATCCCCCATGCCATCGTCATTCCCCTACTCCCCCTGTATGCTATAATGTCAAGAGGAATAGTTTGGTAGAAGGACCCCGCCCCGGCCAAGGATATGGGGTTCTTTGTATGTCTTAGTATTTTTCAAACTGTTTAAGCTTCTTTCGTAACTCCACATTTTCCAGCAGTAACCTCCAATTTTGCTCCCTTAAGTCTTCCTGAGACTCTAGCGAATCTCTAATATTCTGCTCAACTACTCGTAAAGTCCGAACTTCGTTATCCTTCTTCACTAAGTACCCTTTGTCAACTAATTGCTTTACTAATGAATGCGCAGTAGAGCGGGACTTTATCTTCAGGAGATCTGACACCTCAGAAACTGAAGGAGCATAGCCCTTTTGATCAATGAAGCCCTTTATAAGCTCCAATGTTTCTGCCTGGCGATTCGTAAGGGGCTTTTTCATCATATTATTTCATCCCTCTCGAAGCTTACGTCGCTTAAAATCGAACCCAATACGTTCAAGCTTACCTCTAACACCCAGAGCGCTTTTCCGAAGCGTTAAGGCAATCGTTTCGTAGCTGTATCCCTCTTGGGCCATCCGAAGTAGCGTCTGTACTTCCTCTTTTGTATATTTGATATGGTTCTCCAACCGGACTGGACGCACCTTCACGCCTAAGTCATGCAACCGGCGTTTCACCGCAGCCTCGGAACGATCAAACAACTTGGCGACTTCCGGATAGGTCATTCCCTTGGTTCGGAGAACTTGCACTAACCGTTGATCTTCCTCTGGTGTCCAGTGCACAGCTTGGTATGTCTTCTGGGACCGCATCTTGTCAGCTCTCCGCTTGACCTTCGCCCAAGCCGGCTCAGCTCCAAGAAGATTCGGCTCCATTTTGGCCAAGTTAAGCAATTCTTTGTGCTGCTCCGCCCATTTCCAGAAATCCTCGTATCCTATTACCAATACCCTGGCGCTACTGGCAAATATCTTCCGTCTTGCAGGGAATCCATACTGTGGAATCCAGTACCTAACAATTTGGTTATAGGATTTATCAAGTGCCAGGGACAGCTGATTCACGGTAATGCCGTCAAAGCTCATACGCGAATCCTTCAGCCCCATCCCCCCTGCCTTCAGCTTAATAGCTTCTATGCTACGGCCAAGCCGAAGGGATATAGATTTCAAGCTACATGTTCCCCAGCGATCTTGAAGGTACTCGAGTTCTTCCTGTGTCCAATTTTTAGCTCGTCCCAATTTTCATGCCTCCTCAGCAACTTCCACTTGGATGTAATGCACAGCAGCCGTATCGTCATATTCCAAAACATATCTTTTCCGTTCAATATTCTTCCCTTTCAACCAATCGCTCAGGCGCTTGCTGGTAGCTGCAGCAGCTCCATTCACATCTCCATAGCCCTTTGACAACCGGATGCCAGTTTCCGCCTTACGGATGACCAGCCGCTTGAGTTCAGCATTGTAACCTACTTGAACAAATTCCTTCAGGACAACATCAAGTTGCTTTGAAGCTGCAGGGTTTAAATTGAGGCCGGTTGAAGTGACACCGATGGTTGGCGTAATCGGTGAGGTAGTATCGGTAAACCATTCCACGCTGTCTAATACAGTTTTGACACCGTGCTGCTTGGCCTCTTCTATATTGAGTTTCCTAGTTTTCACTGGACTTGCGGTAGTAGACGTACTCATGAAGCTCCCCTCGCTTTCTTCTATTCCCATGAATAATTTAAATTTTAATTTAATCTCTCTGACCTTTTCATGAGCCTCGATTAAATGAAGACTATGCTTCCTTGTCATAACTCTATGTCCGTGGTTCATAAGATCGATGAAAATTTGTTTTTCCTCATCCTGCAAGGTATTTATGAACTCACGGAGCCAAAACAATGAAAAATCATCTTCAACACCGTGAATATCGTGAAACGTAACCGTTCCCTCCGAAAACATCTGGTCCATGGACTTTTGTCGAAAAGTCCGCATCGCTTGAAGGCCAAATCTTGCCTGCAGCACGCTAATCTCTAATGCCTCAGCAATCTCAGCTTCAGAAAGATGTTGCAATTCACCCTTCAATATTCGATACCCTACGCGAAACGCCTTATCGGGTGGACGGATGTTGCCAGATTGATCTCGAAGATAATTGAACATTCTCCCTCGGATTGCCTTGTAAGCGAAGGTGGATACCATAACGCCCTGACGTGGCACATAACGTTCATAGGACTCCAGGAGTGCTATCGTACCTTCGCTGATTAGATCCTCCAGACAATCCTTATTTGGACTGTATTTACGTGCTAATGTGTGAACCCACGGAAGCCCTGATTGAATATAGACTTCTTTGTCCTTACATGGCAGCGCCGCTTCCTGTATCGCCAAAGCCCCCAACAGATAAGCCCCCTTTCAATTCAGCCCCCTACTGATTTGAGCTCTGCACCTTCTGTTTCATCCATCGTAATTGTTGACATGCTGTCCCACGTCTCCCGGATCTCCTGAGCCTTGGCTGTGTGGGATCATGTCAATATTATTGATTGTCCGCCACCATCTTCCTGGCCAGTTCAGCTGCATAGAGCCGAAAAGCAGCCTCATCCCCCTGATCAAGTGCTTGATCAATTAGCCGACGCAGCCGCTTCTCAATAGCAGCCTCCAACACTACATCGGCGTGAATGCTGAGCAGGAACTTGTAGTGCTCCTTACTTATCTTTTTCAAGCCTGTTCGCATCGGCAACCCCTCCTTTGTAAGAGAAGGAGCAGCTTACGCTGCTCCTCTACTATCCTTCATTTTTTTCTCAACACGCTTCTTGTAGGTACCGTACTTAGTTGACAGTACAGATGGGCTGATCCCCTTCTCCTGAGCGATTTCCTTCCAGGTCTTCTTCAGTTCGATTCGCTCCTGTAGCAGCTCGGGAAACAGAATAGGCGTGCCGTCAATCTCGATGTCATCATAAACGGGGCGGTTGGTCAGAATGAAGGCTTCCAGCGCTTCCTTACTCACTTCTTCCAGATTGTCATCGCCTTCGGAACCAAGATTTTTGTCCTGAGTTGCTTCAGTGAGGTTCTCTCCGGAAGGAACGCTATCTTCTTCACTTTCCGACCCACTTTCGTCTCCATCACCGTTCAGCCACTCAGGCTCCATGCTATCGTCCTCTTCTTCATTCGCATGACCAGGATCAGGCTCTCCGTCTTCCTGGTGAGTAACAGAGGCACCATCTACCTCTGAAGCCTCAGCAGTTGGGATTCCTTCGCCCTCCTGACCAAATAGAGTACCCTGGTTCGGGTCTTTCTCTTCCCGCTTACCAATGTCCACAACAACACCGGAAGAATCGGTGATAACCCGGCGTCCAGTTACTTCCCGGAAGATATCCCCATCCTCCTCGTCAAAGTCAAATGCGGCCTGCGGATCTCCCATGAATACATTGATTTTTTCGCCTTGATTGCTGCTTAGGAACAAAAAATTTTCCTGCATCACTCTTAATGGAAGCAGCAGCTTAATTTCAACCTCCGTATCTCCGACTTTAATCCCCTTTGCTACTGTTGCGCTAAACTTCGCATAATCCTTAATCATTGCGATCCCGTCCCCTCTGGTTTATTGGAGTTCCTTAATTTTGATCTCAATCCGCGGCTTTGAACTGTACCGCTTCTTAACAAATGCATCTACGACCTGGCTGTCATCCTTCCAGATGATTCCCTTCAGCGCGTCCTTAACGCCCTTTAAGTAGTTGTCAGCGTCCGGCTTGGATATAGGTAAGATCTCTCCGCGCTCTGCGGCCTCAGCCCTTTTCTTACTAAAGCTCTTCGGAGTTGAGCGATAGGCAATTACTGCGATCCCCAGAGCGCCCTCCAGCAGAGCAGCCGGCGCAAACTCGCGCGCCGCCAGCCGAACATAATCTTTGTAATCCCGGGACTTGGCCGGGTCATACGCCCGCGGGAAGCCCCCTACGGTGCTAAACTTAGGTCTACCTTGTGCGACTGGCTCCCCGAGAACCGTAAACTCTATCATTCTTTCGACGCCCCCTTCTCCGCTTGCGTGGAAGCATTCCATGATCGAGTACATATACTGTCCCCGCCAGCCAGCCGCCGTCATCCCAAATAGAAAAGGAATGCCGCTGCTGGAAGAATGGATCAATGGGCTTATGCGTGCTTTTGGCCATCCAGTACCGCCTCCCTTTTCCGCTTGCCGATCGCAAGCTCAAACTCTCCAATTCCTTCATCTACATCCGCGGGATCCAGATCCGCAAACTCTGCAAGAAGGTCCACTCTTTCCACTATTACGCCTGTTTCGATATAATACCGACGCAGCCAGTTATAAACGTGCCAATAATTCCGCCTGCTCATTACACACCTTTTTTAATCGTCTTCGGTTTGCCTGTCTTACGACTAACTAAAATCAGTTCTTCAGGCGTGTCGCGCTCTATAAGCCAGCTCTTCGGGTCTACCCTTTCAAGACCTGCTAACATTATTTTCTGCTTCCTGGTCGGTCGTTTCCCCTGTTTCATTGCTTGCTTCCCCCTTATTCAGTTGTTTCCACTCTTCTGGCCAGGTGTATTTACCGTCAATCATCTGCACCACCATAAAATCATCAGAATCGGTGACACGGATCTCTCGAAATATTCCGGTTCTACCATGGAGTTGCGTATAGCGATAGACTTCCTCCGGAGTGTTCAGTGTCACCGAAGGAGTATGCCAGGTGCCCGGTTCTGGGAAGCAAAATCCGTAAAATCGCTCTTCCATATCGGCTCCTTACTGCGCCCATTGGCGCTTTTCAATGTCTTTCCGTGGTGCTGGCTCATTCTGCGCTCGTTCGTAATTTACAAATTTGTTGTAATTCTTCATGAACACCAGTTCCACAGTGCCTACGGGACCGTTCCGTTGTTTAGCAATAATGATTTCAATGATGTTCTTTTTCTCGGTTTCTTTGTCGTAATAGTCGTCACGGTAAAGGAACGCTACAATGTCTGCATCCTGCTCAATTGCTCCCGATTCGCGAAGGTCACTCATCATTGGACGCTTGTCCTGCCGCTGCTCAACACCTCGGCTAAGTTGGGATAAAGCGATAACTGGCACCTCAAGTTCCCGGGCTATTTGCTTCAAGGTTCGGCTAATCTGTGATACCTCTTCCTGCCGGTTCGCACCGCTGCGCCCTCTACCCTGGATGAGCTGCAGATAATCGATCACAATCATTCCCAGCTTGCCTTCTTTCTTCAACCGCCGGCACTTGGCACGAATCTCATTCACCGTTATACCAGGGGTATCGTCAATGTGAATGTCCGCCTCTGACAATAGCCCAACGGCCATCGCCATGCGTTCCCAATCATCACCTTCAAACTTCCCTGTTCGCATACGACTAGCATCGATCTGGGCTTCAGCACAGATCATTCTTTGTACAAGCTGCGCGGCGCTCATCTCCAAACTGAAGATAGCGACGGTCTCCTTCGCTCGTACTCCGACATTTTGAGCAATGTTCAGTGCAAAAGCCGTTTTACCAACCGAAGGCCGTGCCGCTACGATAATTAAGTCGTTTTTCTGGAATCCGGCAGTCATCTTATCGAGATCAGTAAACCCAGACTCAATCCCTGTGATTCCGCGGTTTATATCACGGACGTTGTACCGCTGCTCTGCCTCTTCCCAGACCTGCATCAATGCATCTTTGATCCCAATAAACTCACGTACTGGAACCGTCTGGTCTGAGAGTTTAGATACAGCAGTCTCAGCCATTGCAACGAACCCTTTAACATCCTGCTCCTCCCCAGCATTGCGAAGTAGATCTAGGGCCGTATCAATCGCTTGACGACGAAGGAACATCTCCTGTACTCGCTCAACATAGTAGGTTGCGTTCGCTGTTGTCGGCACTGCATGTGCCAACTTCGACAGGTAACTAACCCCACCAACCTTGTCGATTTCCTCGCTGTCCTGCAATTGTGAAGTCAGGCTGATCAGATCAATAGGCTGTTCCGCATCGCTGAGACGACGCATCGCTCTGTATATCCGTGCATGTCCTTCGTCGCTAAATTCCCCGCCTTGCAATATATCTGCCGAAGCTTCATACGCCGACTGGTCTATCAAGGACGCACCTAGTACCGCTTGCTCGGCTTGAAGGTCAACTGGCATTTCAATCCCTGCTGCTACTAAAAAAACCTCACGATCAAGCATTCGTTTCACCTCGAAGCTTCCGCATTACTGTTTCCCAATAACCTTCAGGTGGTGGTTTATGACTAGACACCCATTCATCAAGATTGGCGAAATGTTCTGCAGCAGCTTCCTTGCTGCGCTGGCTATCTTGCAAATCGCCCAGGCGTCCACGGATGTTTGCAATCTTTGGCTCTACCGTTTCAGTCAGAATATAGCGATCAATATTCTCTTGGGCTGTTTCCACCGGAAAATCTTTGAGATATTTATAATCTGCTTTCACCTTTTCGACAGAAGCATCAAAAAACGGGAAATGCTTCTTGATCTCTCGGTAAAGCTGAGCAACTTCAACCACTTCCACGCTTCTTCTCCTCCTCGATGAACTGTTCAAGCTCGTCAATTTCTTGCTGTCGTTGGCTTTTTCGACGCTCTCTTGAGGCTCCCAGGGCGACTGTTCCCTGCTGTGAAGATGCAGGGGGAGTTAGGTACCGCTCAAGAAATGAGGACAATTCATCCCAGCAGCCATAAATCACGGTTTTGCAATACGAGAAAGTCCGGATCTTATCCGAAGGTCTCCTCCGTTTGGCTTTCTTTCGGGCTATTGCCAGGTCGATAAAAAAGTATACGAGATCCAGCGGCATGGCCTCGTTCGCAATCTCACGAACATGTTCCCAATCGGTAGGAACGGGACTAAGTAGCCCGTTACGCTGCAAGTAATACTGCTCGATTTGAAGGACACGCTGTTCGACTGTCGGTTTATCAAAGTCTATTTTGCCTGTGGAGACGGCACCCACAGCGGTTGAAAGTACCCCGGACTTTGAACTCAACTCTTTTTGATCATCTTCTTCCAAGCCATCAATCCATCTATCAATCAAAATCTTTATAATATCTTTATTAGATCGGAAGTTTTCTTCCGGGTGATCGGAAGTTTTCTTCCTATCTCCATCCTCCAGATCGGAAGTTTTTTTCCTATCTCCATCGTCAGAGTGGAAGTTTACTTCCGGTCTATTTTGATACTTTTTTGAGTTCCGAACACTGAAAATAAGTCCATATGGAGCGCGGGTCACTCGTATGTAACCATGCTCCTCTAATCTTTTAATCCAATCGCGGATTGTTCTTCCGGTCACTCCGAAAGTTTCCTCCAACTCACTGCTGCGGATCGGCTTGTTCCCGAGGACGATACCCCAGACAGTTCCCCCTCTTTCCTTCTCCGATGTCGTGGAGCTGATACACCACAGGAAAAGCCATATCGCGCTGCCTATTTGTTTGTAATGTTGTGGCTGCAAAAGCCCTGAGTATGTCGGAAACGGGTAACTGCCTTCGGGCATTCAATCATCCCCTATAAATCATTCATATCAATCTCTATCATCCTGGAGGTAAACAATCGGATACTTCACCCGCTTCACCGTCCAGCCTGGATAAGCTCGAACGAAGTAATCTCGAGTTTCCCGCTTAAACTCTTCTTGATCTACCTTCATCAGCTTCCAGATCCGCTCTCCCATCATGCTCTGCATCATAGGTTTATCGTTGATCATCGATCTGCCACCCTAACAAGAGCTCCGGTAGTCTCCTGAATCTCTCTCTTAAAGCGCTCTGCGTCACTATTACCGTCAGATAGATGCAGTAACCAAATCTCCTCAACATTACGGGTATCATTGGCTTTCAAGAATTCTTTCACATTCTCCAATCCGAAGTGAGAACGAAGCAGCCGTTTCTTTTGAGCAGGATGCAAGTGACCCGCAGCCACCCGCTTGTTAACGATATCTAAGGAATAATTGCACTCCACCATGATGTGAGTAAGGTCTTTGAAGCGATGCCGGCAATAGTAGGTATCAGTCAGGAAGACTAGTTTATCTCCCTCTGTATTGGCTAGCAGGAAGCCTAACGGCTCCTCCACATCGTGCTGAATATCAAACGGTAGAATTGTCCAAGTACCAATTGTGAACTGCTCCAACGCCTTTATGACCTTCAGGCGATGTCCTGACAACCCTCTAGCAGTTGCCGTACCTTGACTGGTATAAATGTTGATGCCTGCTCTCATGATGTCAGGAGCAGCCTTGCTATGGTCCAGGTGCTCGTGTGTAATGAGGCAACCGGCAATGTCCGACATTCTAAAATTAAGCGCCCGTTGTATCGACTTATAAGGAAAACCGGCTTCCAGCAGAAGCACGGTATGCCCGTCAGATATGTGATAGGCGTTACCGGCGCTGCTAGAGCCGAGACATTGAATGTCAATCATCAGAACTGCATCTCTTGTTCAAGAGGAGGAACATCATCAGCAAAATTGTTAGGATCATTACCAGCTTGAGCCTTATTTCCAGTCGGTTGTCGTTTGGTCTCAGGAGTTTTTGACTTCTCTGCTCTTGGAGCTTCAGTAGCCTTTTTATCAGCTGCTGCTTCGGGTGTGATATCAATAATCTCTCCGTTCGCATGTTCTGCAATCTCTGCTTCCACCTCAGCTTCAGCAATCATTTCATCCTGTGCCTTGAAATGTTTCATGATCAAGCTGCTATCATCGGAGGTGTTCATATAAGCCTTGCATGCTCGATTAATGACAGTACGCTTTGCCATCTCACCAGGGAATTCATTATGCGTGCTGTTCTCCTTGTCGGGTCCTTGCTTCGACTTCTTCCATGATTGACGAATCTCACTCATGGTCATAATCTCGGTGTACTCATTACCGTCTTCCCAATAGATCGTGCAATATGCTCCAATAATCTTGTTATCATCGATGTTTTTAAACGCTGATTTATGCTTTGTGATTTTCTTACGACTACGAACAATCTCAAATTCAAATTCATCATCTTGGTAGATGATCTGGGCATCGATGTCAGAAGCTCCTGTTACATTCTTAGTGACTGCCATCGTCCCAAAGTAGCTTCGCTGGAAGGTAAGCTTTGTACCGTAAACAATGAAATAACCTTGTTTCTTAGCTGGATTCAGACCCTGAACAACCATATCCAGCAAAGAGTTAGCGATACTGTCCTTCGAGCAAGTTTCAAGAGCTGGCTTATAATTTTTATCCTGAACAGTTTGAAGGAGAAGCCATGCTGATTTCATAGCGTTCTCCGGACTATAGTTTGCGGGGAAGTGAATTTCCCCGCGTTCCTGAAACTGCCTTACTTTCTCCGCCACCACATCGACGGTGTCGCGTTTTACTAAAGCAAGTTGTGCTGTACTCAATTAAATCTCCTCCTTAATCGCAATACGTTCTGTTGCAGTGTGGGCATCCAGTAACAAGCTCCTGACCTGCTTTTTCAACAGAAATCCCAGCGGACTCACGTCCATCGAATTTCCCTTTCCATACATGGTGACCAGGTGCATAAATATTTTGATTACAAGACCAGCAGCGGCCAGTCTTTGGCGCGAAATGAGGAGCTTCATGCTCCTCACAATACTTCGCCTGTGCTTTAATACTTGCCTGAATGTCATGCATTCACATCGCCTCCTGCACAGCTGCCGTTTCAATGCGCAGCTTCTTATCTGCTTCACTTACAACCAGTCGGATCACCTGAGCATCAGTACTGATTAACTTAGTGACCGCCTCAGCGTTATCGACAAAGATCGGAGCTGAAACTCTGTAATGCTTGCTGAGTGTATTAATAATGTCCAAGCCGACATTGATTCGTGCGGCGTTATTCAGCCCGCCTTCATACGGAACGCCCTTGTATAGAGTGTCGCAGACTTCCTTCAGCCCGCCGTTGACCTGCTCTTCGAAGAGTCTGAACCGCGCCAGCTTGAACTTGCTGTTGATCTTGGCATCGAGCAGGTTGACTTTGGTACGGGTGAACTCTTCACAAAGGAACAGTTCGTGCTGCAGCCGCTCATATTCACCGGCCAAACTTCTCTCCTGCTGCTCCAACTCGGCGACACGTTGCTGCCCGCGCTTAACACCGTCGAATTTAGCCAGGTCCCGTTCCATATCCTCGACTTCCCTCCGCAGTTGGCTAATCTCTTCCCGGACACTTGCAGCCGCCGATTGGCTAGATTGCCGCAAAGTTACGATTTCCTGCTGAAGCTGGGTTGCTTCGGCAATCTTGCCGGCATACTCCGGATCTGCTGCTGGGTCCTTGACGCCCGCTCGCAGCTCAGCCAATTCAGCTTCTGCTCCGCTGATCTCCGCCTGCAAGGTGGCCAAAGTGTTATTCAGCTCGTCAATATCGACCTGAAGCCGTTTGACTTCCTGATCAAATTTTTCAGCTTCTGCAACAGCAGCCTTCCCATCTGTATTAATGCGGGCTTTCCGCTCTGCCAGGCGTAGATTGAAATCTGCTTCCGCCTTTTCATGCGTCGCCTTGATCTGCTCCTCCGGAAGAGCCTGTCCGCAAGTCGGGCAATTTGCATCATGATGATGCTCGAAGACCTCTTCTTTCAGAGCAGCAAAATCCGCTCTGAGCCTGTCGGCTTCCTGACGGCGCCCAGCAGCCAGACGTTCATTCTGTCTAATCCGCTGCTGCTTGTCTTCGATGCTCCGGTGGTACTGGTCGAGCTTCGAATGTTTCAAGTTGACTGCATTCCGCTTCTCGGTCACCATATTCAGCACTGATGATTCCAGCCGGGATTTGATTCCGATCTGCTCTGCCTCAAGCTCGCGCAGCCGCTTCTCCTTCACAGAAACCTCGCCGCCGGAGAGAATGCGAGACACCTCTGCCTCTCGGGACTCGATTCGACTACGCAAAAGGGCAACATCTTCCTTTATAAACTCTTCTTCCAGTTCGGCCACATCCGGCATCTGCCGCTTAACCTCGTTGATACGGACTGGCAGCTCCTTAATTTCCTTGTTAATAGCGGTGCTTCGAGCGATGATGACTTTCTTATGATCCTCCATTTCACGACCAGCCAAGATTGTAGGAAGCTCAGCCAGCTCCTCATTACTATGAATGACCTCGGCATCCGTCAGATCACCAGAAACCTCCAACAGCACCTTGCGTCGATCCTCTTTCTTCAACACTTCATTGAAATATGAAGGGCTGGTTAGCAGCCTGAACAAATCTTCCTTGATGATGGAATCGACCTCAGTCTGGAACTTCCGCATGCTGAGTGGGACGCCGTCAACATAATAAGTAGTAGTGTGGCCCTCGAAGCTCTCAACCGGTGCGCCACGCTTCTTTGTCCACTTCTCGGCGAATACCCGACGAAAAATCCGGCGGTGGCCATCTACCAGGAGAGAGCCTTCAATTTCATGCTCCAGCTTGTGCTGTTGAACCATACCGACAATGTTCAGCTCTTTGATTTCGAATTTCTGTTCTGTGCGATTCTCACTGTCTTTGCCGAACAGCAGCCAAAGGAAACCATCGAATATCGTGGTCTTTCCTGTGGCATTATCACCAAAAATGTCAATGTCCCGGCCATCAGCCGGAACATTGAATTCCTTAATCCCTTTAAAATTACGTAGCGTCAAGCGCTCCAGAACAATACGCTTCAAGCGATTTCCTCCTTCTCAGCCTGCGGTACCAACTGAGGGTATTTGATATTGTCGATGTGTGTATTGACCATATAAGCCAGCTCCGCAATAATTTCATCTGGCAAATGGAGCTGAACAGAATACCCTTCAGTCCGTAAGCTAATTACTGCAGGGCATGAAGGGTTTCTAGGTACGATACTGATTTCGACTGGTTTCCCGTTTGGGTCAAAAGATGTTGCCATACCCATGCCAACCACTCCCTCTTGTGTAATGCGCCCTCACCTGCTAAGATGAGGGCAAGTGAATAATTTAGTTATCAAAGAACAGTGATAGCCCATGCCTGTGGGCTATTTTTCGTTTTCTTCATGCTCAACGATCTGACGATATTCCACGATTACAGGAGCGTTCTCGACACTGGCTATCATGTGGCCATCTTCGTCCAGAACGACATACTCAGAATGGACATGGTCCTCATACTCAGAACCAACCTGCTTAATCTCAATTACTTCACTGCTATCAATCTCGGTTCCAACTTCAAATACTCGTGTAGGATTACTAACC